TGGGGGGTTCGGACCCCCTTATTGATAGATTACTCAATTGCGCAACTGACAGATTACTCAATGACACTATTATCAATTGCGCAACTGATAGAATTGTTTACTAATAGATTTGTTTATAGTGCGATTGCTCAATAGGGAATGGGTAATGATGCAATGCTCAATAGTCTATTGATAGTTGTATCATTGCGTTTGCGTGTTGGTCGGTTGGTCCCGGTCAATCGGTCCGGGTAGGCGTGGCGTTATTGATAGGATTGTATATAGTGAATTGCAGATATAAAAAAGCCCGGACGTGAACCGGGCATTTAGTAATGAGTGTTTAGTAAATAGTTATTGTGTTATAGCTCATTACCTGATTGTGATACACACATCGCCGGGATAGACTGATCGATGTGTGATAGCGCGTGCTGACAATCCTCAAATGATAGATTGTAATCTTCGATATGATATTGCGGCTCGCCGTTCAGTAATAGAATGATTACTAATGAGTATAACATTACATCGCCCCCATTAGTTGGCAACCGTAAACCATAAGAGCAAACAAGCCCGCGCAAAACGAACCGTAGTATATATCTGACATAGTGACCGCCTAATGTGTATATAGTGAATTTCCGTATATAGGGAAAACCCGATTCCCTACCGTGTATAGATTATAATTTATTGTTGCCAGTTGTTCAATGTTTTAGTAAGAGCAAACAACTAATAATAGAATGCTCAATATATTGCATCGCTGTAAAGCCGTGTGCGCCCGTTTGCGTGTGGTAGTGGTGCGATGATATGGGTTAATGCCCAATCGCCCGGATATAGCCCGTTTGCGCCCCGATTTCGCCCACTTTCTTATTGATATAATGCTTACTATCTTTTTACTCTTCAGTAGATGGGGAATATAGGCAAAAAGGGAATAATGTTTTACTAAGAATAAAACTATAAATACACTAATAACAAATAACATAATATAAAGAATATACACGGGTAACTACCTATATAGGATAATGAGTATTTACACACTAGGGAGAATTGTTATATACAGATTTATCATTATATATGATTGCGCGGCGCGTTTATGTCGAGGTGAAAAAATGGCGGCGTGTGGATAGCTGGCGGGCGGATACAACCGGGAAGGGCAACCGGGGAAATGATACTATTTAGTAATGTGTTATTAGTAAACGATAGACAATAAAAAGCCCGGCGATTAAACCGGGCGTAGTCACTATTGATATTATTGTGATTCGTTTTCTTGCTGGCATGTTTTATGCGCTAGTGCCAAAACGGAAAACATACCGTTATATATTATCGTTGCGTCGTGTACGTTTTGGATCGGTTGGTCGCAATAAGGGCATAACGGGAAACTTTCTGGATCTAGATTTTCCGCCTTGTGTATTTCAATCATGATACTCATAGTGTGATTATCTCTTACTAAGTAATTTACAGTGTAAAGTGGTATTGAGTTACTTATCAATACCGCCGAAATGCGATTCAAGCGGGTAGCCGTCCGCCAGTGCTGGAAATACTTTACTAATATTATTTTTCTCACTTAGTGGAAGGTTACGCCAAAAGTAAACCGCTTGCTGATAGCATTTAGATTTGTGTAAGCGTGTTTCAAGTGTTGATTCGCGCTTATCCGCTTCAACGGCTAGACGGTGATCGTTGTTCCAATTGATAAAACTATTAACGGTTTCCTGATGCTCGGCATCAATTGCAGTGACGCCCGCCGGATTACTATTAGCAACACTAACAATAATTGCTAAATCAATAGACGTGATGTATTCGAACGCCTCGCGGTTAATTTGTGAACTTGGGACGTGAACAAAATAGTTTTTGCCCGGTTGGTAATCAGTACCCGCAACCGCTTGAATGCAGCGAGCGATCCCGCGTGCCTGATATGGCGTGTTATAAGTTTCAACCGTGATGATCTCGCCCGCTGGAATTTCAACAATAACTTGATTAAACATGATAACTTTTTCCTTACTAATAAAATGATAAATAATGGTTTACAGTGTAAATCTACTAAACATACAAAACAATCAATTGCTTTAATGTTTCAAGATGTAATTCAAGTGTCACGCCTTCAAGATCTCCAAGCGCACGGATAAAACGACTTTGTTTTGATTGGTCCCAATCGCAAAACATTGCACGCGCTTTTGAGTGTTCGCCGTTTTCGATTAGAACGATCAGCGCGTTGTACGATTCGATTTCAGTCTGTGCAATTCCACGTAATGACATTTTATTGATCCTTATTGCCTGCGATGTGTTGTAGTACGGCGCTCAATACTTTGTTTTTAGTAACTGAAGATTTAACCGGGAGGAAGCGCGATCCCGTCTTATCGTTAAAAGTCGCAATAGTAACGCTATTTGTTAGCGTGTTCACGTCGAAGCGTTTGCCACGGTAGAAAGTAGAATACACGTGTTTATGTATTGGATTTTGCCCGGTGATCTTAACCTCCATTTTAGCGCGCCTCCCATTTTCCGGCGGCATTCTTTACCGCCGTTTGAATATACATGTTATTGATCGGTGAACGATAGCCCACTTGGGAAGCGCCCACACGGGACGCGGCAATTTTTGCACCGCGTTCGCTTAAACCAGTTTCACAAAAAACAGACATATAGATATAACCGTAAACATTTTGCATTTTAGTAACTCCCGATTATTTCAAGTTGTCCGCGATGTATTTATTTAGAATTTCCGCTTTTTGCTCGCCAGTTTTGGACCATACAAAATCATGCGATGTATGGAACAACTCAAAAACAAGTGCCGCGATTTCTACCGGGACGCCGCGATCAATATCAACAATCCAGCGGTGATCACGCTCAAAAAAGTTTAGTACACAATGATTCGCTTTTGTGCGCACTGTTTTGGAGTAATCGCAGTAAAAGAAAGTTGTTACTAAATCAGTGTGCGCGGTTGCTTTTTGTATTTTGTCAAGTGTTGGGATAAAGTCGCCGCCGTACACGTTCGCAATGTGAGTGATCGCCGTATTGTAAAAATCAATGTCGTAGCCTGATCCGTAAAAGTCATTCCCCACAAAGCCGCCTATTGATCCTAGCGTTTCGCCTAGCACAATTAATTCATGGTAGTATACGCCTTGACGGTTGAATCGTGCTAATTCGTTTTTACGCTGGCGTTTCAATTCCGCCGGATCGATGTCTTTATTAACTTCAGGATCGAAGCAATCGCCAGCATGATCCGCGAATGAGTAGAAAAGATCAGATTCTTTATTGATAGACGCTAACCCGTCGCGCTCCAATTGTTGGAACACGGCTTTACTATAAGCGTTATCGATCCAACGTGGAATCAATGATTCTTCCGTTTGCTTGCCGTACAAATCCGGGTTTGCAGCGTAGCGATCTTTTTGCTTTTGAAGTTCGCGATCAAACTTTGAACGAATAGCCACTAAATCAGAATTAGTAATTTTAACAGTTTTCATAATAAGCCCTTACTAAATAAACCGGGGGAAATCCACCGGGGAAAATGATTAATATTGGTAATCTCTTACCGTGTGAATATATTACTAAATTAGCGGACCGGATACAATAGGAAAATGCAACTTTCAACAATTATTTTTAGAACGTTTTTACTAATATTAAACCGGGTAAACGCGATTTAGTAATATAGCTCTTATTCTCGCTGTATGGCGTTTTAAGCGGTTTTTAGTAAAAGCCTTGCTATGGTATTAAAAGCTTCGTTTCGCGCCAAATTGAAAAATCGCCCTAGATCCCCGGTGTACGTACAGCGAAAAGCAGTTATTTACTAATAAAGCTGTACGCAGTCCCGGATACAAAAAAGGGCGCAAAATGCGCCCTTACTAATATAATTGTTTTTAGTCGTCGTCACTGTACGCCGCCGGGATTGGTTCGCCCGTGTGAGAGTCTAAAAGATCCGTCTCTTCATAGTTTACGCCGTGGTGTACAATATGCCATTGCGGATCGCAGTCGTCGCAGAAATCAACTTTATCGATCTCACTGATAACTGTATTAATTGCCAGCGTGCCGCCGTCCGCCGTGATAAAGTACGCGTTTGATTCGTAGCCGCCACTATTGAAGCCGTACTTGATAGATCCATCAATATCAATCAAACCTTGAATAGTTGGATTGTTTAGGTTAGCCGTGCGCACTTCCAAGCGTTCGATCTGCTTTTCAGTGACAGACAACTGATCGCCGTGGCGGTCCTCCAGCATGATCAAGCCCGTGCTGAATTTAGAATGAAGGCGACCAAACTCGCCAGCGAATGATCCCGCGATAACTTTACAAATAGTTTTCATAATAAGCCCTTACTAATAAATGTGTGAATAGTTGTTATTGTGTGATTACTTAATAATACCGCGATCCAGCTGGAACAATTCAGAATTGATCATTCCGTGGCGGTCTCGCCCGTCTAGGTTATGCCCGATCCACTTGTCAGACATCCAACGATCCGTTGGTGTGTATGTTTTCATCTCTTTGATATACGTCCCAACTTCAAAAACTTGATTAAGTTTCTTTTTGTCGCAATTAACAAAACTATAAGAGAACGTGATCCATTGTCCCGCGTACAGCGTTTTATTGATAATGTAATGAGTTGCGCCCGCGTCGATTGCCGCGTTTGCCGCTTGATCGAAAGTTGTTTTTAATGCTTCTAGTTTAGTAACTGTCATTGTAAAGCCCTTACTGATAAAAATATAAATTAAAGATAGTCGATTTCTGTTAACGTCACGCGGTGCGTTTTTGTGTTGTGAGTGAATGCCATTGAAGCCGGGCGAGCGTCGGAACCATCGCCACATTTACTAACCGATTGAAAATCAACACGGTAGCAAACGAAATTTTGATCGCCACGGCTAGCAACTGATCCGCGTGGATGCTTATCCAATATGACAACGGATAAACCCGCCTTTTTAAAAGCCTTGTTTAGTTGCGACGGTAAACCCAAGCGAGCCGGGAAAATATCAAGTTTTTGTGATGCCATTGCGAGCACTCCACACAATCTAGCCGGGAACCCTTCCCGCCTTCCTTGTGATACATATTACTAAAAACCCGGTCCGGGTACAATAGGAAAATGCAACTTTCAACAATTATTTTTATAACTCTTTTTACTAATAGTAATTACTAAAACACGTTTTAGTAATATGCCCCAAATTCGCGCTGTATGGCGTTGTAAGCGGTTTTTAGTAAAAGCCTTGCTATGGTATTAAAAGCTTCGTTTCGCGCCAAATTGAAAAATCGCCCTAGATCGCCGCTGCACGTACAGCAAAAAGCTAAATATTAGTAATAAAGCTGTACAGCTTACCGGGTACAAAAAAGGGCGCAAAATGCGCCCTTACTAATATAATTTAAATTAATTGCTTTTCGGTTGCGTGTCGATCCATCGCTGGACGCTATCCGGGGATATTGCACAAACACGACGCGATCCGTTAATGTGCTGGTACTTGACAAAAAGATGATATTCGCCGCCCATTGTGTAAACCATCTCCAAGCGGTAACGCTTGTTTAGTTCGCCGCCGTTGCCGTAAACCATCCCGCCGATTTTGTCGAACAATTCCCCGGTGATATAAACCGGGCAACCTTCCAACACTTGACCGTTTAAATGTGTGAACCCTAAACGGATCACATTGTTTGAGTATTCGCCGTTGTGAGTCGAACGCCCGATCAGGCTGTCAAGATCTCGCACGCCTTCAAAGAATCGGTTTGATTGTGGTTTATTAACCTTTTTCATAGTAACGCCCTTACTAATTCGATTTTACAAAATATGTTTTATTGTCTACCACTACCGGGAAGCCGCCGATCATCTTTGTTGTGTGGTATGGCATGATCCCGCGCTCCAAGCCGGGACCGCTAACCACGCGGCAAGGTATCCCGCCCAAATCGCATTTACTAACCTTTTTATGAATAGCCGGGTTAAACTCCCCGGCTGGAAGGTATCCGCGATCCGTCAATGCTTCAATGCTATTCGTCACGGTCAAGATCTCCACGCTCGCGCATTTCTTCGATCAGGACGTTGGCGGCGGCGGTCACAACTTCTTCAATATTTCGGCGGATTAGCTGATCCGGTGTTTCGGCTCCAAGTGTATCGAATGGTTTACGCGTCAAAACATGATCCGGGTAAGTGACCGCGAAAAAGCGAACACTAAAACGGCACATTCCATCGAGTACAGTTTCGCGGGCGTAATCATGCGCTAACGTTTGAGCGTCGTCGGGATCGGCGGTCTCGCCGTTGATGTGCTCCAAGTATTCGGACTGGAACTTATCCGCGTACTCACACGCTAGATCGTTTAAGGTCCCGTGTTCGTCATAACGGTCCGCAAAGTGGTAGCGGTTATCCGCTGCATAGATGTTAGTTGATAGATCCATAATTATAGCCCGCCCGTAATTGATTTAAGTTGAGATAGTTTCGCTTTAAGTTCGCGGATCTGATCTTCTAGTGGCTTGATCGCTTGATGTGCCTCGATCACTTTTCCAACCGGGATAATCTCCAGCGGCTGGAAGTCCCACGCCTGATCTTTTTCACGGCTCCAAATATTAGCGAAATCCTCATAGTAACAGCAACCAACGTTACTAACTGTAAACGTTGTTTTCACGCGAACGCGGATCACGGTGTCAGTGACATCTAAAAAAGCTTGATGGATTTTGTCCGCCATCGCTGCGTTGTCGAGAATTGATCTCAAGTCTTCGTGATCCTTTTTAAAGAAATCGTTTGATGTGGTTTTGATCTTAAAGCCTTCAGATAGTCGAGCGATCAGAACGGGCGCAACTTCGTTAATAAAACGGTTTGCAGTGTTTACCGCTTCAGTGCGGTTAGTAAGTTTTTGTTCAATAGAAAAATAGTTGTTTAGATTGCGCATGGTATGCCCTTACTTAAAAGTCAATTACTAGACGGTTAAAATTAGTATTTTTATTGATTCGTTTGTTTTCTGCAATTTCTTGCAAGTGCAGTTCGAAATCAGACCAACCAGCGGCACCGATTGCCAAACCGATAAGCGCGGATAGAATAGCCGCTGGATGACCGATCCAGATTGAAAAGAGAATTATTGCAATTGCAAGGATGCCACACAAAACCGCGCTAACTAGATCCAGTGTGAAAACTTCAGATCGTGGTTTTACGTTTGCCAGTTTTACGCCACGGTAAGCAAGCTTTAGAGATTCCGCGAAATATTCGCGGGGCTCGCCGCCGTGGAAGTTTGCAGCGTGGCGAGCATTGTCCCACGCTAACGAAAAGATCTTTTGTTTTTGAGTTTGACGGTTAAACATAAGTGACATCCTTAAATGTTTGTTTGCTTCGATATGGTTATATTACTAAAAACCCGGTCCGGGTACAATAGGAAAAACCAACTTTCAACAATTATTTTTACTAAAATTTCAAAATATCACAATTGTTAAAAGGTGCGGACAATCCCCCGGCTTGCTTTTTAGCCTCGCACGTTTTCACGGCTTTAGCTGTCATAACTTGATCGCATGATACTAGACCGCCAGCGATAACGGCACAAATTAGTAATATTTTCATTTTGAGAATTTCCAAACGATATAAGCGGCGCACGCGATCCCGGTCCAAAACATCCAATCAAAGTTGGGAAGTAGTGCAACTTTGTTCAAATCTATAAACATGATCGGCGCTCCATTGTTTGCCATAGCCGGGAACCCTTCCCGCCTTCCTTGTGATACATCTTACTAAAACCCGTTCCCGGTTACAATACCTTTTTTAAACTTTCAACAATTATTTTTTTACTAATGGTAAATAGACCGGGCGCACGCGTTTACTAAAAACGGCGGGCAACTTCAATAATTTTAGTAAATTAAATTGTTATATGCTTATTACTAAAAACTATTAAAAAGTGTTTGGTAGTTGATCCGCAATTTGTGGTAATAGGCACCACAACGGGGACGCCTTCCCGGTTGCCCGGTTGCCGGGTTCCCGGTCCAACTGGCGACGCCTTCCACGCCGGGACCGCTTCCCGGTGGAAGTGGAAAACATAAAATTTACTAAAAAGGGTTTACTAACGATCCCGGCTATGCTATGCCCGGAAGAAAACCTAAAAAGATATAAAAAGATCTCAAGTCAAGTGAAAAGATGTAAAATCTTCTCAAGTGGTTTGACACCTACCCGGTCCGAAATCCCACCAGAATCCCAAACCTCCTAGGCAAAATTTTTCAAACCTCCTAGGTAAAATTTTTCAAAGTGCCTAGGTAAAATTTTTCAAAGTGCCTAGGTAAAATTTTTCAAAGTGCCTAGGCATCCCCGATCAAAAAAGCCCCGGAACATTCCGAGGCTTATTAGTAATAAGTGCTTAGGCTTTTCAGCTAGTCGCTTGCTAGCAGCTTAGACTCTGCGAACAGCTCCATTGCCAGCGTGTCGTTATAGCGGTCAATCTGCTTGTTATTGCGGAAGGCTTCAATAATCCACCACACAAAGCTGACACCTACCGGGATAAGACAAAGGAAGAGGATGCCCGTTCCGATCTTGCCTTGGTAGAAGTGCTGTAGACCAAACAGCCAGCATACCCAGTTCAAGCCCTTGCTCTTAGCTTGGTCGCGGTACTTCTGCAATAGGATTGCACGCGCTTCGTTTGGTAGGTTCTTAGCCGCCGCCGCGATTGTGTTAGGAAGTTGTAGTTCTGCCATGATTCGAGTCTCCGAATTAGTAAAATAGTTTAAAAGAATCCCTTGTAATACTGGTTAGGGAATTGCTTGCTAATGATTGCACAACCGTCGTCAGTTGTACCCAGCCACTTTTTAAGACTAGCTTTCTCGCGCTTAATCTTAGTAAGGAATTTATCATCCTTCAGCAAAGCAGTATCAAAACCGTCAGCCTTCACCGATTTATAGAAGCGGTTGAAGCGTTCCGGGTAAATACAGCGAGAAGGAATCATTGACTGTACCGCAAATCGCGCCGCAAACGCGTCAGATTGAACGTTTTGCCAGTCAGTGGCACCATGAGCCATGTTAGCACTGAAAAACAGCACAGCGGCGATTATAGAGCGTTTTAGCATTCCTCCACCTTTGCGCATAATTCCTCTACCCATACACTAAACGCACGATCATTGACGGTATTGACAGTTTTCATAATATCGTACGCGCTCGCTTGCTTGATCCATTTCTTGCCCAGTGTTGAGCTGTTGGCAATAAACGCGTTATAAATCGCCTTCCCGGTCCACGTGTGACCGCCGTGCTGCTCAAAGATAGCAAGCGGGTCATTAAAGATCTGGATTCCGTGTAGGCGTTTAGCCCCGGTCTTAAAGTGGCGGGCTATATCGTGGACCTCCTCCACATCGCGGATTGCCAGCGTGTGAGCTGTTGCTAGGTCCCCGCCCTTAGTAATAGTAAGGGTGAAGGCTGGCGCGGTATCAAGCGCCGTGAATGGTAGATCCTGCACGCAGTGAGCGAAAAGGGTATCGCCTAAAGTCTTAAGGTAAGGCGCACGCTGTAGGTTTTTTGCTAGTAGCATTTATCTGACTCCGATTGTTGTACTTGTTAAAACGCACTTTACTAAATGCGCTTTAAAAAGTGGGCTGTAAGGTAGCCCTGCCGTAATTACCCGGCTAGCAGTGGTATATCTTTCTAAAAGACTCCACACGGAAGCCCTTTAAAAAGGGGAGCTAATAAGGGGGAGCTCCCTACCGAAATTACCCGGTTAAACTTGCACCTTATAAGTCGATGCCTAGCACAAGCGCGATTCCGTCAATCTTTCCAAATTCTTGAAGCATCTTAGTAAGCTTACGATACCCGGCGTCACCTTCAGCGCGTAACTCTCCCGCCTTTTTCATGACTTCGACCTGATCAACCGGGATACCGTACGTCTTCACAAAGTCAGCCGCCCACATCGCATGAGATGTTACTAATTCGTCATGCTCTTTTTGAGTTAGGCGCTTGTTTTTAACGTCGCCTTTGTCCCCGGTCTTCTCCGCTTTCTTAGCGCGTTTCTTGCGTCCGGTTGAGTTCATTTCCGCCTTAAGTTGCTGGCGTACAGCGCGGTTGCCTTCCTTGCTTTCCGTGGCTTTCTTGACAAGCTCCTTTTGTCCTTCGATGTCACCCTTACGACGTACGACAATTTCAGCCGCCATTTGTGATTGAAGTTCCCCGGATGCTACCGCGTCCACAACTTCGTCCGCACCAGTTAGAAGCGTTAAACGCTTACTAATATGACAGATTGATCGACCACTAAGATCTCGGATCTGCTCCAGCGTGTAATCTGCATCTTTAAGGCGCTTGAAGTTGATCGCCTCTTCAATCGGTAACAGTGGCTTTTGGTCATTCTCGCGCATGTTAACGCCGATCATGTGGTGGTAAGGCGTATCGTACTTGTAGATGCGAGCCATCAAGCCGCCCACGTCATACTGTAGATTCTCCCACAACCACTGCACCGCCATAATTCTACGGTGCCCAGCGATAAGATCGTAAGTGTCTTTCTCGCCCTTAACCGACATCAAGATCAACGGTTGGATAAGTGCCTGCCCGGTGTTTTCGTGCTCGGCTTTAAGACTCATCGCCAGCTCTTCAATATCGCCGTAATCCATGCGGGAGTTAAAGCCGTCAATTACACGAATTGCCGACGGGTGGATTACATACGTGCGGAAGTCTTTCTTAACCTTGTCGCCGTCTTTCATTTCGGCAACGTTGAAGCCCGTTTTGCTTGAAGCGAACAAATCGTTAAAAGCAGTGTTTTTGGCAAGTTCTGAAGCTCGTTTAGTCATTTCCGTTTTCCTCTTACTAATGAGTGACCGTGTTTCTGGTTGCTGACTTTACTAAACTGTTTTTAGTGAGTCAACACCTTTACTAAAATAAATTACTAAAAAAGTTATAGGCTAAGTCTATTATTGAATCACCGCCCATAATTAGTATAGAGGCGAGTAATAGCGTGAAGCCTTCAAGTAGTTTGTGCATTGTTGCGTGCTCCTTGTCTACCCGGTTAACTATACGCGGTTTTTACTAATAGTAAACAGTTTTTTGAACTATTTTTCAGTTCCGGGGGTGATCACCAAAAGGGTGTAAATTCAGCGGAAAGCTGTACGGGGCGGGGCTTCCTGCCCGATCACGGGAATCCCGACATCGGGTGGTTTTTACTAAACAGCCTAGGCACTTAGGCTCAAACTACCTAGGCACTTAGGTCGAAAACACCTAGGCACTTAGGCACGAAAAAGGGAGCCGAAGCTCCCTAGGTTTTACTAATTGGCACTCATCAAATCGAATGCTACTCTCCAGCGGTCCACTGGCAAGTCAGCTTTGGTTAGTTTGCGCCTTCCTGACTGCTTGCCGCTTCCGCGTTTTTTGAGCCGTTCTCCGCAGCCTTTTCCGCTGGCTTTGTTTCTGGCTTCTGACCACGTGGCTTACGTGAGCGTGGTGGGTTCTTAGCCGCTGGCTTGCTTGCAGTTTTGTTACCCGGCTTAGGCTTGTTAGCGGCAGCTGGCTTGCGTGCTGAACTACGACCTGTAGACGTTGCTGGAGTAGCCTCGACGTACCCCGGAGTCAAAGTACCTAGGATTTTAGCCACGTAGGTAAACTCTGGAGAAACATCGGCGGTGCCTTCAGTCTTAGTAATACTCTGGATCTGCACGTAGAACTCGCCTGCCTTATCCTGCACGAATACGTGACCACCTTCTACTAGGTGTAGGTCGCGTGACGTAATCAAGGTCATGGTAGGAACGTTCTTAGGCTTCCCGATCACAATTGAGTCTAAGTCCCCGGCAATGACCAGATGGATCGCACCATCTACACCGAAGTGTTGTAGTAAGGCTTGTACCGCCTCATGTGCAAACTCGTAGGCACCCACAGCGCCCTGAGCATTCGAGATTGCCTTCTCAGTGTCTACGGTAGTTGAACCACCTGTTAGGATGTCAAAAGCCATTTCACCCGCTTTCTGCTTCACTTCAGCTGCACGCTGTAGTAATTCGTCTTTGAATGCTACAAGCGCAGTTGCAAATGATGGTACTAATAGTTTCTTACTCATTAGAGTTTCCTTTTTACTAAAGTTAAGGGATTATTCCCGGTTGCTGTTAATTATACGTGGTTAAAAAGTTGTTTAGGTGAACTTGCGTTCTTTTTCCATACGGCGTAAGCACTGCTCGATTGTCTCGTTAGGCAGTAGGTCCCAACCGCATCCCATAGTACCGCCTTTCCAAGTACCGCTACGCTCTCCCACCTCGTCATCAAACTCGATACTAATCGAAGTAACTGTACGCTTTAGGAACGGAAGCCACTTACGGTGCCACTGGCGTCGCTCACGGTAGCAAGTTGCCTTGCGGTGCTGAACTTCCCCGGACTCTAATACATACGTGTAATCAAAGATTTCTTTTTCAATCTCCTCGTTCTTCCACGCTTGGTCGCCATTTACCCAATGCCCGTCTTTGTGCATTACATGATGGAAGTCAAAGGTCCACGAGATAAATGGAACATCCCACCACTTAGACTTCTCGCCCCATTTGAATACCCATTGGTTCTCGTACCACATAAAGCCGTAGTCGTTCCACTCACAGCTCTCCTCGTGATTCTTAAGACGTATCGGCAGCTTAATGTGAAACAGTCCCCAGATGAACCCCACATCTAGCGAGCACTGGTTACTAAAGTACCCGCCTGCATTGACCTTGAACTCCAGAGCCCAGCGCGGTGCGAAGTAGCCCCAAGTTGTGTCGTATGAGTCCTTGTTAACTCGCCAAACACCTAGTCGCTTCTCCCACCACGTGAGCTCGTCACGGTAACGTTCTTTCACTATGCCATTCCTCCTAGGCTTTGTTGGTGACGATCACCTATACGACGCCCAAAAGAAAAGGGAGCCGAAGCTCCCTAGGTTGTTTACTAAGATTAAAGGAATCTGTCATCCGGGTCGTAGTGCCCGATGCTGTGTGTGATAGATTCCTGACGACCCCAGTCTGTACGGTTACGACGTTCAAGGATTGTCATGTTACGCGCCCAGTAGTTCTTGTTCTTCGACTCAGAATCAATGTCTAAGGCGTCGTCGATTAGGTTTAGCTCATGCTCGGCTACTGCCGCCTCGACCTCTTCAATGAACATAGCCCACTCGTCGATATTACTGCGTGGGTCGTCCCCACCCGTAGGCTCAATACCTGAGTTCAAGTACTCGTGTACTTTCTTCTTCTTCTCGAAGTAGTGCAGCTTGTTGATTCTTACTAACATACAGGCACGCTCTTCGCTCATGCCCTTTAGGATCGCTTCGATGAATTTCTCTTTCGTCTCTTCATCCAGCTTCCACGTGCGCTGGAGACGACGCTGGGCAACGCTCAATATCTGCTTGCGCTGGCGACGTCTGCGTGGCTTCTCTTCTGCTTGTTCTGACATAGGGCTCCCCGTCAACTAAAGTGCTATTTACCGGGGATAGGATACCTACATTCTACAGATAAAAAAAGAGGTCCCCTTTCGGAGACCTCAAACATGTGGTCCAAGCCCGGAACCTACATAGAGTTATGGAAGCTGATTTACTTTACTGCCCAGCTAGATTACCACTCTTAGTAAGCTGTTGCAACTCCGCTTCCACATCGCGGTTGATTGCCGCTTCTGGGGAGAACTTACCACCTGCGTAACGCTTCATGCGTTTCATGTGGTTGTCGTACATTGCCTGCTCGTAAGAAACACCTAGGCACTTGAGCATAGTGCTTACGTAGAATAAGTTGTCGCCTACTTCTTCGTACAAGTTCTTAAGGTCCAGTTCCTTACCTTGGAACATGTAGCCGTAGATTTGCTCGACTAACTCGGTGCTCTCCGTAGCCATACCCAGAACGGCATGTAGGATCTTCTGCTCGTGTGGGTTTAGTGCTCGCCAGTCTGCGATGTCTGTTAGCTCTAGCTTTTCCATCAAGTCAACTACCGGGGCTTCTTTGCCGTAGTAGATAGACTTCTTGAACCCATCCAGAACGTTACCACTAACGATGAACTCTTTCATGCAGTTAATGATCGTAGCGTCAGGCTCAAAGTACTGTTCCGATAGCGTCATCTCACAGCTGTCCATGTACGCTGCCGGAGGCATTGTAGACGCCGGGTCTTTGATAGCGAATGAACGTACGTGACCAGCTTTGAATACATCGAGTGGGCTGTGCGACTGATAGCCGTTCTCGTAGATTACTAAAACTGACTGGTCCGCCACTGGTACAGCACGGGCGAAGAAGTCGTGGGTTACTTTGATTGTCTCTAGTGGGTACTGGTCGTCGCCTTCCACGTGGACAGTCACTTCACAGTCTTCAATCGAGTACGATGCGATCACCGCTGCACGCACCTGCTTCTTACTATCGAATGAATCCAAGCGTGAGTAATCATTCTCTGGTGGTACTTCATGGACAACGCTTAGCGGACCATAGAGGGCGTAAGTCACGTTCTGCACAAGTGCAACTAGGTCGATAAAGTGCCCTTCACCGTCGGGGCGATTCCACTCTTCACAGCGGACGTCTGCCATGATGTACTCGTGTAGTAAGTCGTAAAACTCACCACGGCTGTAGTCCACCATATCTACGCCGCCTAGGTTTTGTGAGAAGAACTTAAAGTGGTGTGCTAAGTCTTGCACGACGCTTTCTAGGTTTGCGGGAAATTTGTTCTGGTTCAACTCGATTACGCTGCCTGCGAACTTTCCGATGATGTCCGTTAGGCTTAGTACTTTCTTCGCTGCTTGTGTCATTGGTATTTTTCTCCAACAGTTTTAATTGGTTGATGCTAAATGGTCCGAAGTCAATCTGGTCGTAACAGTGCAAATGCTTATTGTCGTTACTAAAGTTAAACTTGAACTTTACCCAGTAGAATGAGCCATGCTTCTTAGTAATACGACCCACTCTACAAAATTTCTCTAGGAAGTGATTGGCAGTGACAATCACCTCCACGGTATCACCGATTCCTAATTCCGTGTTACTCATACTTGTCTACCGTTTTCTCTGCCACTGGAACATCTATACGGACGTCCTCAGAAAACAGAGATACCACATCAAGCGCGGCTGTTTCCAGTACTGAAGAGCTCCAGCGGAAGGTGGTAGCGTTTAGGGCTAAGCGCCCTTCGAATGCTAGGGAATCATAGGTCACGGTAGTGTTAGTAACTCGGTCCGACACTTTTACGCAAACAAGCTCCAGCTCCGGGTCTTCTGAGTTAGTAAAGTTACTCGCACAGAGGATGCGGTGCATTACCGCGTAGATCATACCGGACACGTGCTCAAGTGTTGGGTTGTAGGGTGTACTTAGTGACCGCACCCCACCGTAGTACTCGTGAATTTCAGCTGTTACCACTTGAGCACGCTCGTCCTTGTCCCACAGGATGTGTACGCCGTCAAACAGTTCCAGCACTTGCCCAGCGTACACAGCTAGGTACTCGTGCGGGGCTACATCGTCGGAGTCTGATAGCGACTCGGCATGGAAGCTGAACTCCACATCAAGCATCATAGTGCTGAATGGAATCTGTCCCTCTGCGGACAGGACGTTGCGAACCCAAGCGTGGGCTAGTGTTGCGTTTTTACTAACAGTAAAATGAATCATGTTACTTCTCCAGTATGCGACTTCCTAAGTTGTCGCGTTGAATGGTAATGACTCCCTCAAAGCCGCCGAAGCTGACTGAGTGGTGGTCGATGATGTAAATGCACTTTTGTTTTAGTAAGGCACGGTCCCTTAGTAGTTCCAGCAGGTCCTCGATACCCTCTTGGGACATAAAGCTAGTGGGCTCGTCAAACACCTCGATATTAGGCTCCTGCCCGGTAGCCGTGAAGATCATCTCCATAAGCCCCAGCTCACCTGCCAGCTTAAGACGGGAGGACTCCCCACCGGACCAACACTCCCACTTAACAGGCTTAGTATTTCGAGGAGAGTACACGTAAACCTCGAAGCCCTTCTTGACCGTACCACGCTGCGTTTCACGGTCTACAGAGAACTCTATACGCCAGCCGTCTAAACCTAGCTGCTTAATGGAGTTGTTAACCTCCACCTCTAAGTCTACTAGGTAGTTGTCGATCATAAAGAGCCGTACGTCTTTAAAGCCCTTGATCCAGTAGTTGGTACGCTCAATAGCCGTGTTCAGATTACTAATCGTCTCGTTAGCGTCTACCAGCTTCGCACCCATCTCAATAGCATCGGACTCGTTCGAGTCACGCAGCTTAGCCCAAGGGTTAGTCTCTCGCTCTAACTTCTTGTAGACGTCTTCTGCACGGCTAAGGTCGCGGGATAAACTCTTACGGTCCTTGAGAGCCATTCGAATGTCAGAATCCAGCTTACTAAGCTTATCGCTCAAACCAGCGGCTTCACTCTTCCTGTCCTCTAGGTACTCCTTCTTAGGCGCTAGGTCGGATTTAAGGTCAGCAAGCTCGTCGTTATACTCGTCTATCTTGTCCTCTAAACCATCCACCTTAACCTTAGTCGAAGCCTCTAAGCGGTCCAGCTCCCTGTCAGATACCTCATGACCACAGTAATTACACGTGCCTTTACTAAGAGTATCCTCGAAGTCCTCTAGCAAGTCGTCGATAGCGTTGTCTGCATCGCGCTTATCGTTCTCAACTTCCCGAATGTATTCTTTGATAGCGTCGATCTCTTTGACCAGTTCACGCATCGTAGCCTCAGTATCGTTCAGCAGCTGCTCCGTCCAGTCCCGATCAGACTCAAGGGCTGACACGTCGATACCTTCTAACTCTTTAGTAATATCAGATATTCTATCCTGACACTCTGCTAAGTCCTCGGCGTGGCGTTTCTCCCAGTCTTCAGAGTCTCCGTCATAGGCTACAGCCCGAAGCATCTCAAGTGACGACTCCAGTCGCCCGTACTCAAGCTCCGCCTCTTGTAGACCAATCTTAAGAACCTTCACCATTTGTGCGGCTGTCTTACTACGTGTGAGCCACACGTCCAGCGATAGTATCGAGGAGAATAACTCCTGCTTCTTGGCTGGGAGCATGTCGAAGAAGAACGTACCAAACTGCCCTACGATCAGCGAGTGGAGTAGCTGGGTCTCGTCCACGTTAAAGAACTGGAGTAGTTCCTCTGTCGAGATGTCCTGCGGTCCTGTCTGGTGCATATCAGACTCTAGCGTTAGGGCGTTCGGGTTAGTTTGTCGGCGCACTGTTAGTAAATCCTCATCCAGTGCGATCATGACCTCCACCCATGTACTGCCTGAAGTTCCCCACGGTTTAACGTCGGTGTTTTTCAGCTTACGCAAAGTAGTCCCGGTCAGGCACCAGAACAGTGCATCCCAAATGGTGGACTTACCCACACCATTACCACCTAGGCTTGGCTCGGCTACGTTATCGCCTTTTAGTAAGTACAGTCCCGGCGGTTTGTTTAGGGTGAAGTCAAAGGGCTCCACGAAGCTCTTAAACTTCTCCCCACGAATGCCTATAAAGTCCATCACTCCTCCTTCAGAATAGTAAGGGCTACGTCAAGGTAGTCATCTGGCAAATCTTCCTTATGGGCGAATTGCGTCAGAATGGCTTTCTCAGAGGTTTTAGTCACCTTAGTGGTGGAATCCTTCAGCTCAGCCTTTTCGACCACGTCTGTGACAAGCTCCGTTCCACCCAGCACCACTCCCAAGTCATCGCAGGCAGATTTTATGGCGTTTTTGATGTTTGTCCACTCCGCCCGGTCCTTTTTACTAATCTTGTAGCGGATCTTGACTTGGTCTCCCGGATACACATGGGCGTCATAAATTTCCGAGACTGACTCTACCACTAGCGTGCATTTCTGGATCGTAGGGTAGTGCAGCTGGGTACGCCCTTCTGGTGTCTCTAGTAAGCAGCGTCCTAGGAATCGGTCCCCGTACGTCGTCGGGTAGGGACTTCCCACATACTCAATCCCACGGACGGTTTGAGGTAGGTGGATGTCCCCGGCGTACACCTTACACTTTTTAAGTTTAGTAAGGTCTAAGTCCGTTCCGTCGAGGATATGCCCCATACTTGAGCGCGAACCCACGAAACATTGGTGGAAAAACGCGTACTCATACTCGTCCAGATCGTCGAGTAGTGTTGCCCAATCTTCCGCAGGGTTCTTGCTATGTGGAAAAGCACGGACGCCATAGACAGTAGTAGGGCGGTCAATCCAATACACATTAGGCAGCTTACGTAAAAACTCAAAGAAGGCGACATGTTCCCTAGCATAGTCGTGGTTTCCTCTTAAAATAAACACCGGGGCTACCTCCGATAGCTCGGTGATGTGGTTTACTAATCTATTGACGAACTCAGCGGAGTGACCTTCCTTAGCATCGGTAAGGTCTCCCAGTATCCAGATCTCGTCAACGTCGTACTTGATAGCCCAGTCCTTCAGATAGCCAAAAAGCCCCCAACGGTACTCGTCTAGGGGCTTGGGTGTGAAGTGGGTATCCGCAGCAATCAAACGATTCATTTGCGTTTTACTCTCCGTTTACGACGGCTAGTAGGCTTAGGGGGCTCATGCTCAAGAGAGGCTGCTTTAACCGCTTCTATCTGAGCCTTAGTAAGTCCTTCGTAGTCGTCTGTGAACCAGTGGTAAGCTATACGAGCCATTACCAAAGCATCGGCTAAGTTGTCGTCGTCGAGGTCTTCACCGAAGCGTTTGTACACTTCCTTGAGAATTATCTCCTTGCCCCCAACACCCTTTCCAGTTGCGTACTTCTTCCCAGTGTTTGGGCTAGTGAGCAGGACAGGTATGCCAGCCGAAAATAACGCCAGTCGCACGACTCCACCGCCTTCACCGATGTTAAATACCATCCCGGCGTTGGACTTGTCATTACCACCTTTGTTGTAGGCATACCGCTCGATGTTAGCGCCTTTGATGTTTGGGTATTTAGCGAGTATTTTAGTAAGACTATCGTGGATATAAGCAAGGCGCTCATACCCCTTACACTTCGGCTTAATGCTTTCATAAATGTATCCAGTAGTTTTACCAAAGACCACTATGCCTGAGTTGTTGAGGGAGCAGTCTAGCCCCATGTACAGGTCTTCGTTGATCATATTGGTCTCCAATTGAAGAAGGGGACCGAAGCCCCCTAGTTACGATGCACTACCCTAGGTAGGGGTAGTTACTAAATGCGTCTACTGCCTGCTGCAACTCTGAGCTTGCGTAGAACACGGTGTGGTCCGGGTGGTAGCACTCGTAGACTGGGATGCGGGAAATACCACACTCTTTGTACGACACGCAGATCCAGTTAAGCATGTAGGGTTCGTACCCCTTGCATTTTTCCAGACGCGCCGCTAACTCCTGCGTGCTAGCGTCTGCCATAGGCACAAACACACGCCCACTGGTATCGTAGATCTCGTCAAAGATGTCTGGTTTGCATGGATAGTGCTCACCCTCTACCCCACGGATAATGTAATCACCTACGGCTGCTTCAGTAACACCGTTTCGGGTGAATACCTTGAAGATGTTACCCTCAGATCGTACATGGGCTTCGTACTCCTCGAAGCTGGCGAACCACTTGTCAAACTTAAAGTGCTTCCCGGTGAACTCAAGTACTTCACGTAGGTTATCACCCTCCCAACGAATGCAGGATAGCGTAGTGGGTTTTCTGGCTGCTTGGATTACAGGCATACTGCCTCCTTTACTAATACTTACCAGTCTTAGGCATCAAGTCTAGCTCGATGTCCTGCCAGTGGTGGATTACTAACTTATTAAGAGCTTCACGCATCTCCTTGGCTTCGGGACCACCCTTGTCACGGATCTTAGCGCACATAGCCTTGTAGGTTGTCTTCTTGAATCCTAGGTCCTCAAGAACATCCCATCCTACGTTCGACTGTAGCCACTCTACAGAGGCGTAGATGTCATCCACCCCATAACCAAAAATTATCGGGTAGTCAGCTGTGCGGAACGGGTTGCCCACCTTGTTCTTCTCAATGGCTGCACGGATGTCAACACCAACGATACGCTTCTTGCCCTTAACAGCTTTAGTAACTTTACCTAAGTTGGCTAGCCACACAACTTGACTACAGTAAAAGTCCAAAGCCTTACCACCAGAGCGTTTAGACTTCTTACCGAACGCAGCCGCGTTGATATTATCACGGATCTGGCTGATAATTAGTAAAGTAATGTTAGCCTTAGCCATTACCTTTTTCTTCTTGCGGAAGAACTCTGATAACTTCTTGGCTTTATCCTGCCCGTAGCTGGCTTCGTCAATCTTACGACCCTGCTCGGCTCTATCACTAAGACCATCTAAGCTGTCCACGATGTACAAGATAGGGCGTGGGTCCCGCTCTGCTTCTTGTACGATACGCTCAATGTCTTCGTACATGTCTTCTACGGTATCAAGGTCGTCGTCTACCTCAATGTCGTCGAGTGGTAAGCCCAGAGCTTCTGCGTATGGCTCATCGAACGCAGACTCACACTCTTTGTAAATAATGCGTGGGTTTTGGTCGATGAACGTGCGATGGAAGTTGATCATCCCCTCGATAGCGAGGAGGGTCTTACCTGTGGACTTATCGCCTACTATGTTGATGATACGCTTGGTAGCCCACCCAATACCACCTAGGGCTTGGTCAAACAGACAACACCCGGTACTGAAGCCTTCTACTCCCTTCTCTGTCGATACAAAGTAGGCGTTAGCACGTTCTTTAGGCTTCTCAGCCTCCGTGGAACGTGTACGGCGTGAACGTGACTTAGGAGCCTCTTCTTTCTCAGCTGCCTTAGTACGTCTACGTCTTGTCTCTGCCATTTTACTAACCTTAAAGTGAGTGGAACACTATGAATTATACGGGAGTTGTTTATTTAAGCTTACTAAGTAGCTGGCTACTTTCTTGATCTGCTCACGCGCACTTGTAAGACCTAAGTCGGTGTCCACCGTGAACAGTGAGTCCCCCGCCGTGAACGGTAGAATGTCTTTGATACCATGCTGGTAGCGGTCATACTGGGCACGCTTCTCGCGGAGCTCGTCATTACTAAACGCATCGTCGTCACCACGCTGCTCACTGCGTTGGATGCAAACCGGGAACGGACATCGAGCCATGATCCAAACGTCCGGGTCAAACACTCGGTTTTCTAAGAACAGAGATCGGCACTGTGGTTGATTTGCAAGTGACGATAGGTAATGTCGGTCACACACCACGATAGCCCCCTCTTCTACCGCAGGCGCTACCAGCTTATCGCATAGGTCTTGGCGGGCGGCTAAGAACAAGTGTGCTTCTACGGCTTGACTGCGGTCACGGTCCCCAGACATTAGCAGGTCGCGGATCTTCTCTGCGTAAGGCGTGCCTCCGGGCTGACGTGTTTGAACCACCTTCACTTCGTAGTTGGCTAACTCTTCTACCAGCAGCTTTACTAAAGTGGATTTGCCAGAACCGTCAAAGCCTTCTACAGCTACAATAATACCTCGGCTCATTTTACTAATCTCCTTAACTGAATAAAGGGGACATGAATATGCCCCCTTGGTTTACTAAACTATATCACTTGGATACTTCTTAACGATTTCGACGCATACCGCGAACACGTTCGCTACGGTCATCATCGTCACCGCCACGACCACGACGGCGGGAAGATCGAGAATCACCATCATCACTATCACCACCACGGCGACTACCACGCCCGCCGCGAGAAGAGCGAGCAGGCTTAGGTTTCTCAATGCCCAGTTCTTCAAGGATTGCTTTAGCACAGCCTTCCGTGTCGTCTTCGTCGAAGTCGTTAGGGTCGATGTCCAGCTCTTCCAGCTCAATGATGTCTTCAAGCTCGTCCCAATCCGCTTTAAGTACATCATCGTAGTTGTAATCGCTATCACCGCGATCACCACCAGACTTAGAATCACGATCATCGTCGTCACCATCATTGCGGTCACGATCTCGCCCACGGTATGACTTCTGCTTTTCTTTGCCCTTGTCATCTTTACCACCCTTGCCACGAGGTGTTGGAGTCCAACCCGCAATCATCTTCTCAATCTCTTCGTACTCTAGGTAAACTAGGCAGTCCGGGATCGGGTTGTCGATTGCGTAATCTAAGTGTTCTTCATCTACTTCAGACGGAGTACGTGCAAGCTGGAAGCCTACGTACTTGGTATTCATACCTTCGCCCTGTTTAGTAAAGTAGACTTCGTATCCGTTCTCAGGGTCGTCAATGTCGAACATCTCACCAGAGCGTTTGTCGATACTAACCTGAGCGATACCAGCGTCAACCGTTGGTGGTGCTAGGTACATCTGAGGACCTTCCGCCTCGTTGTCCATATCGACGATCCACATTGCACAAGCGCGACCCGGACGACAAGCCTTAGCCATTTCTTTATTGCCGTCGGCTTCGTACTCCATGCGCATCTCACGGATTGGGTCGTCTTCACCTAGCATCTCGTGGAGTGCCAGCACACGCTCTTCGTCAGCACCAACACCGTAGTGGATGTGTACATCTAGTGCGTAGTGATCCGGGTCTTCCCAAGTAGCCGGAAGGATGCGGATTGCGTTGTCACCCTTCTTAGGCTTGTACATCTTGATGCCTTCTTTGAAGATTGACTTAAAGTCGCCTGACTGCTGTTCGGCACGCTTCTGCACCTGTTCTTTAGAACGCTTCTTGTACTCGAAGCCTTTACGACCGCCGCTGTTACGATTACGTCGTGACATGTTTACCATCCTTTCTGTTTAACTTTAGTAAGAAATTCTAGCTTGCTAAAAAAGTAAGCCTTTGTTGCCATGCGAGCTAATACATACGCTCCAATCGGGAATAATACCATAATTGCTGCTGCCAGCTGCAAATTATCACCCATGTTAAGTTCTCCGCGTTCTACGTCGGTTGCTGCGGTCATCACGTTCCGCACGCTTGCGACGCTTATCGTCCTGAGACTCACCACCACTAATCGGAGAGTAGTAGTTAGCCACATAGAGGTCTGCTAATTGTCTAAGCATGTAGCCGCGTGATTTAAACGCTTCGACTAATGCCTCCCATGCTCCAACTATACGGTCCGCGTCAGATTTTTCGCGGTAACGTTCCTGATAGTCAGGATCTTTTTTCACGATAGCTGTAGCTTTAGTGTCAGCGAGCTTAGGGTTTTCTGCGAATAGGTCCGCTTTAAGTTCCCCGGCTAGCTCATCACACTCGCGCTTAACTTCATCACGTTCTGCTTTAGCCCAAGTAAGGCGCTCAGATACTTCGAAGAAGAGGTGTGATTGCTCTACCAGCTCGTTGTCCAAATCGTTCTTATCTATACGTAGACGGTTCTTAAACGAGCGGATAGCTTGCTCACCTACATCGTATGCCATTTACTACTCCCCGAAGCAGATGTCACCACATGCTAGTAAGATCGGTGCTAGCTTGTCGGTAGGGTTACATGGTGTAGAGAAGGCATCCAAGATGTGGTGTAGTCGCTCTGCGTCTGCTTCTGTCTTCGCATTGAGCATACACCCAGCAATGTACGTAGTTACTACAATACGGATGCTCTCCGGTGGTGTGTCCTTGAGGTCCTTCAAGATCGTCTGCACTTTACCCCATTTTTTACCTTTAGTAAAAGCGAGTGTTCGGGCAAGGTCTATAATCTGGTTGTCGCTCTCGGCTTCATCAAGTAACGTATTCAGTTCAGATCGGTTCTTAGCGGACTCTGCCTTAAGCAGCATCTGGATACACTGGCGTGGAGAGCCCTCACACTTGTCAGCCACCACGTCTAGGAACTCATCCGGGATGTCCATATCGGCTTCATCCATCACCATGTCGATGAGGTCATTAATAGCCTTCTTACTAAGCGGCTTAAGCTCGTACGACGCACAGCGAGTCTTCACAGCTTTAGGCACCTTCGGGGATTCCGTCGTGGTCAGGATGAAGTACACGTGTTGCGGTGGGTTCTCCATGATGTCCAGCATGGCATCCCAAGCAGCCTTACTAAGAGCCTGCACCTCATTCAAGATGTAAACACGGATAGGGTTCTCACCAAACCCCCGGTACTTAGCCTTATCTACCAGCTCGCGGATCTGCTCTGCTTTACTCGTGCTACCCGCGTCTACTTCGATGATGTTCTTAGACTCTACGTGGCGTGCAATAACGTTACCAAAAGTAGTCTTACCACAGCCTGCGGGACCCATGAATAGGTAGCAGCGTTGGTTGTTGTTATCGAGCTGATTCTGCACGTCTTTTACTACAGCGTCGTGACCGATGATCTCGCCAAAGGTCTGTGGGCGTAGTGATACGTGTAGTGGTCTTGTTTCCATTGCTGTTCTCCTTACTAAACTGAGAATGGATATTTGATTGGGTCGTGGTGACGGTAGTCGTCCACACGGAAGTCGTCCACTGTTACCCAAGTCTCTAGGTCTTCCAGCGTCTTTATGTCTGGGTTAATCCAAAGCGTAGGTAGTGGTAGTGGTTCACGCTTTAACTGTACGTCGCGCATGAGTTCTAGTTGGTCTTCGTAGATATGAGCGTTAACAATCTTGTGGTAAGCCTTACCTGCCTTCTTCCCGGTAATCTGAGCCATAATTGCTAGGAACACGTAGACCTGCACCATATTGAAGTTAAGACCCAAGGGTACGTCACAGCTCCGCTGAGTGCTGTTTAAGTAAAGCGTGTCTCCCAGTAGCGAGAAGTGGTGGCTATACATGCAAGGTCGTAGGCATCCTAGGTGGAACTCTCCCGGATTGTAGAAGTTAAGGATCTCCCCACGGTCATCCACACCCTTAGTAATATCGTCCACGATCTTGCGGAGTTGGTCTACCACAGTGCCGTCCGAGCCTGTCCAAGCACGACCCTGCACACCGTACACACGACCCATATCGTCGTAGCCTTCGCGGTGCGGGTTACTTAGCCACGCCTCGTTTAGATTGGCATTAGCATCCCAAGTCTTGGTCCCCAGTTTGCGGAAGTCAGCAGCACTGCTGTAGCCACGGATGTATCCCAGCAGTTCAGCTACCGCAGCTTTCCAGAAGCTCTTTCTAGTTGTTACTAATGGGAACTGGTTTGCTCCCACATCGTACTCTAAGTCCGCGTTGATCACGGTAAGGCACTTTTTGCCCGTGCGCTCATTCTCGATCCACTCGCCCTCAGAGACGATACGCTCAGCAAGTGCTAGATACTGTTTCATTGTTACCTCGTTACTATTAGTAAAATAGCCTCCCTAGGGAGGCTTTGATTAGTCAGCGCGGATATGCCCGAACTGGGTAGATGAGTACTCACCGTAAACCTTTTGGTCACACCAGTTAGGTCCTTCCTCGGCTTCGATAAGCAATGGGACGTTTACAAAGTCAAACGTCTTGTACACGCCCGTCATGATCTCCGCTACGTGCATTATACGCTCGTCCATACCATCCTCCGGCATGATGAACGTCAGGTCATCGTGTATCTGCATGATAGGGTGCATGTACACGTCTTCCAGCAGAGCGGATTCCTCACTTAGTAAGCACAGACCCTCCAGTACTACCTCGGCTGCGGTGCCTTGTATCGGTGTGTTGATGATCTCCTGCTTACTCATAGGGAAGGAACGCTTAAACCCGTTTAGAGTTCTCACGTACCCGTCTCGGTAAGCACGCTCCAGCGTTTCATTCTGCCACTCCTGCACCCCAGCAAACTCTTCCCAGAACATAGCTCGTAGGTTTTCTGCGTTCTCGTCCGGGATGTGTAGGCTCTGAGCACAAGACTTGAAGCCTGCTCCGAAGAACTGCGGGAACACCCACTGGTTCTTAACGTCACCACGAAGACACTTAATGATCGAGTCGTACTCTGATTTACCACCATCGACCATCTTGATGATCTTGTCGTAGTACTCGTCGTAGATTCGATCCAGAATCCCCGGATACTCGTTACTAATTTTAACAGCCCAGTCAAAGTGAACATCTAGGTTGTTCCACAGTGCATTACAGAAGTTAGGGTCTCGTGACGCCATACCGAATACACGCGCCTCAATCTGACCAAAGTCGAGTGAGACTACCCGGAAGCCCGGAGGTGGTGCTATTGGCTTACGGATGTGGCGGTTCTTACGCTTAGGGAAGTTCTGCGCGTTCGGCTCGTCCGAAGATAAGCGCCCTGTGGCTGTGAACATCCCGTTGTAATTCGGGTGCAGTAGTCCATCCGGGTACACCAAACCCTTACGCTTCTTCTCGTCCCCGATGAACTCTGTGATCGGAGTTAGAAGACCGTCAACATACGTCGATTTAAGTTTAGTAAAACCACGTAGTTTCAGAATAAGAGGCGCTGAAGGACACTCATCGGCGGGCATGGCACTAAGCGCCGCTTCGTCGGTACTGTACTTCTGGTTGCCCTTCTTGTCCTTACCTTCCTTCTTACCCTCCTTGCGCTTGAGGATGTCGCGGAATAGCGTGACGTTATGCTCTGGTGACGACGGGTTAAAGTCCATATCGTTCATGCGCTCGAACTTACGAACCTCCGGCGTCTTGATCAGCTCCTGCTCGGTATCCGCGATGTCTTTAGTAAGGATGTCTCGCAGTTCAATCAATCCCTCCTCGTTACGTGGCATACCACGCATTTGCATCCCGGTCAGAGCGGCAGAGTTACGAACCTTAGTATGGTAAGGACGTTCTTCTCCCTCCAGCTCTAAACGCTGCTGGGCGATCTCGAATCCCTTGAAGGTCCACTTAACGTCTCGTCCGTTGTACATAAGCACGCGGTCAAGTTTCTCATTCACCATGTTAGCTTTATTCATCTTGCCTGACAGCTTCTTGAGGTCGAAGCCACAGTTGTACTTGATGAAGTCATCTAACGATAAATGCCCCTTACGTGAGTCCAGACAGTAGGCTGCTGCCATTAGGTCTTCCCACTGGGTTTTACGCAGATTACTAAAACCGTAGTAGTGAGCTGTCCACTCTTGCTCCATCGTAGCGTTGTAAACGATAGCGCGAGGAGCCTGACACAAGTACTCACCCCACAGACCGACCACCTGACGGCGAGTCTTATTGTTCCAAGCCCTAGGGTGGTCTACCGGGAACGCCACGGTACGGTCAAACGTTCCCACGGCGGTAGTTAGTAAGCGTGAGTCTTCTAGGTACGGGCGCAGGTTTTGCGTCTCGTAGTCCACCGATACCAACGGCTCTTTGAGCATGTCATGCAGTACATCTTCTACGCGATGTACATCTGCCACGCCCTCACCCATGATGATCTCGATACCATCGTCGTAGTTACTGTCGTAAACAACAGGCTCCGGTAGGCTCCCGGTTTCGATCAGGTCCATCAAGCGACTGACCTGCGTCTTAACGCAGATCTCGTACTCGTTCACGAAGAAGTCGTGGTCTTTACTAATAACCCAACGTGGGTCAAACACCGGGAGTAGCCAGAACGTGTGATTACCCACTTTGTGGGGTAGCATTCTGCCGTGCATACCGTGGATGTCAGCACTGCCAGTGAAGAAGCGTAAAGCTCCAGCACCCAGAGCGACAACTACCGCTGGCTTAGTCTCTTCGATGTCCTGCTCGGTAATACCACGCCACTGCTCTATCACCACGTCGTCGATCACTTCGTCCAGCTCAGCAAACGTCTCGCGTACTACAGCTCCGTGACGGCAGTCGTTGTAGTAGAAGTCACGACCAAAGTACTTACGCATAACCTGTGCGGTCTCACCTTTAGTAAGGTCGTTTCTGCGCAGTTGGTTAGGCGTTGGTGTAAGCCCTAGGATGTACACAAACGGATTATCAGACCCGGCAGGCTGCACGCCTACGCCTTCGAATTTCTTAGCACCCACTGATTTTAGTAAATGCTTCTGCTGCTCGAATGCCTGCTGCTTACCAGTTAAACGTCGGGAGCCGCCTTTGGCTCCCTTAGTATGAAAGAATCCCATCGTTATTCCTCACAGTGGCTGATTAGGTGGTAGAACGCCCCTCCGTCGCTGAAGAACATTGCTGCTGGGAGCAGGGCTGCGTGTGTTGTAAATTGGCAAGCACGGGCAATCATGCCTGCATCTGCGTAGAACTTAACGTCGTCGGAGTCAAAGTCGCACTCATCGTCGAGCTCCATCTTACCGGACTTAGCCGAGATAAACAGAACGTCCCCTTCTACTGCGATGTCTAGTATGGCTTCGTCGCCTTTTCCTAGGACCGCTTCAGCGCGTGCGAACATGTCTTTAAACTCGTTCGGTATTTTTACTAAAGCGTCGGTATCTTCTAGGAACGGATCGAGTACTGCTTCAAAGTCGAACGGCTCGTCGTCTTCTAGGATGCGTGTAGTAATTTCTACCGACTCATCCTCCAGAATAGCCGTCACGTTGTCGTCGTAGAACGACATAGTGATAATCTCCGACTTATTGTACTTAGAAAGCTCTACCACAAGCTCACAGAACGGTTTTGGCAGTATCACTTGACCAATCCCCTCAATTGGGTCTGGAAGCTCGTACGCGGTGATTGTGACGTTGTCTGTAGAGAACAAGAAACTGTCCGTGATCGTGATACCCATCTGTGCAGGGCTGGTAGGGTCATCACCGATACCAGAGATACACTTCTTGAATGCAGTTAAGAACTCTTCGTCCAGTTCAAACTCTACACGAGGTTTCTGGTCTGTGTTAGTAACGGGCTCGTAAACGAAGTCATCGTCCGGTAGCATTACTAATTTAGTCTTTGAACGCCCAGATTTAATAAGCACCCCAGCACCGTCGTCAATCTCTGCGATACTAACTTCAGCCTTGCCAAAGGAGCCTATTACTTTTAGTAAATCCTTACCGGGAAGAGCACCCACGATCCCGAAGTCGTGCTCACGTACAGTAACGCCTACTAGGTCGTTGTAAGCGTACACGTCACCTTCTTCCGTAAAACAGAAGTGTGATAGTACCGGAACGAAATCATGAGGGGATAGCGCAGGCTTGATGAAGTTCAATACGCGCTGTAGTTGGGCTTTCTCTAGTGTAGCCATGTTATTCTCCTTGGTTGGTTGTCCGAACCTATACGGCAGACAAAAGAAAGGGAGACTATAATAGCCTCCCTAGTGTAACAAGCCAAGACGTTACAAGATCCAACGGATGAGATTAACATTGCCGGAAGTAACTATACTAAGTCTTGGTCCGTAGTGCAAGCCCTATTCCCAGCAAGGCTTCCAGTCTGTTCCCGGAGGTGTCAGCTGGACCATTGTCGGGCAAACATCCATATTGAGGACCGAATACTGCTGTCGGACGTTGCTGGGGTTATTGTTGTCGTCGTACTTGAACCCAACGATTATGTCCGCGAGCTCTAGGCGGCTTGTTGGTGTAAAGAACAGGATATGGTCGTTGGTAGTCCTGTATGGCTGGGATGCTAAGAGCAGGTTGGCTTCTTGTGCGAAGATTGAAGCTGCTAGTAGGTCCAGCGTAGTGAACCCGAATACGTGGGCTGTATGCCCTTTATGGTTTACTAAAGTTAAACCTCTGTGTAGCGTGTGTTGTGCTTTCGACTTTGCCAGCATACGCAGCTCTGGAAGGTCTATGAATTTCTCTTGTTCCATTTTACTAAACCTCGTCTTACTAATACGAAAAAGGGGAGCCGAAGCTCCCCAATCTCTATCCGGCTACACTGTACCGAATTACGCTAGCATGTCTAGTTCACGCATTACTGCTACTAGGCTGTGCGCTTCGCTGTAAAGTACATCGAACGTTGACGGTTTCATGTCGATGCCTTTTTCAGCCATTAGCTCTTCAATCGCTTTCTTGTCTGAGTCTAGGTTCTCACAGATAAGCTGGCGAACTTGGTGAGCTGCTGAAGGTGCGCTACCAGATTTAGCACCGCGACCACGACGACCACCCGCTGCTTTTTCTTCTTTAGCTGGCGCTTGCTCTTCCATAGTGATACGGATGATCTTATCGCCTTCTTCAACCACAATGTGGTCCGCTTCGAAAACTTCTTCACCGTCTGCTGTTACTAAAGTGAACTCAGCTACTTTAGCGTTCTTGCCGCGACCAGTTTTCTTAACCGCTTTAACAGTACCTTCGAAAGCGTCGTCTTCGACTTGAAGCTTCAGCTTGTCGTCTTTAGCGATGTCGTTGAACGCGATCTCGGTTTCAACTTCTACTGGCTCCGCTTTCGGCTCTTCTTTCTTAGCACCGCGACGAGAACCGCGACCAGCTGGTTTTTCTTCAGCTTCTGGCTCGTCTTTCTTAGCACCGCGACGAGAACGAGCAGGCTTTTTCTCTTCTTCAGCTACTTCGTCGTGACGTTCGATCTTGTCACCTTCGTCGAAGATTAGATCTTCAGCGCCGAACACTTCTTCGCCGTCCGCAGTCTTCAGAGTGAACTCTTCAACTTTAGCTGCTTTGCCGCGACCTTTTTTAGTAACGTCGATTACTTCGCCTTCAAAAGTATCGTCACCGCAAACTACTGTTACTGTGATGCCTTTAACTACTTCTGCAAGTGCGATTGCTACTAGAACTTTTTTCATTGGTTTGTTTTCCGTTTCGTCAGTTTCTGTGTTACGTCCACGGCGTGAACGCGCTGGTTTTTCTTCGGTCTCTTCCATTGGGTCTTTATCAGAACCCGGAATGTCTTGACCATCGTTGATTGCGTTAACCGCGTCATTGTACCACTCAGCAGCTTCGTCCGAAAGAGCGTCCCATTGGTCGTCGTCCAGAGCGCCAACTGCCTTGATGATTTTCTGCAAGTGCTTCTCGTGCGAGTCACGCTTAGCACGTGGAGTGTTAGTCGCTTCGATAAGTTCTTGTAGGATTTCTTTAGTCAATGACATAGTCTTTACCTTCTTTAGTAATGTTAACTGAGTTAATTTCGTATGTACAGTGTCTATACGAACAATTTTAGTTAACCGATAAAGTGTTCTTCAACTTTTTTCACTAGATCGGTCTTGGTTGGGTCTTTACCAAGTAAGGCGCAAAGCATTTGATTGCCCATAACCTTACGCTTTCCGCGACTTGTCCATGCTTCTTCAACCATAGTAAAGACTTCAGCTGGCATGTTTAGAAGTGTACGAAGCACTTGCTTAACTTCCCCGTCAGCCTCTTCCATTAGCTTTTCAGCAATAGCCGAGGTTTCAAGATCGCCTACCATCATTTCAGTAAGAGATAGGCTTTCTTCTCCTTCGCTAAACAATACGTCAGTTTCCGCGAAGTGTTCTTTGTGGCGAATCTGCTTACGAGAACAATCAATCATACGACAACCGAAAGTTCTCTTGAACATATCCATAAACCAACGTGGATTATCAATGTTCGGGTATTTATCCGCAACGTAAAGGAAAATGCAGTACGCTTCTTGCTTAACGTCTTCGACGTCTGGAAGCTGCTGGTTTACTTTCCAGTGGTTGTTGCGAACCCAGTTCATTACGTACCCTTCGATTTCGCCGTGGAATACTGGCTTCCAAGTCTGCTCGGAAGGTTTCGTGTGGCGGTCTTGGGCGTGGTCTACGTTGGTTTGGATTGACATCATCATCACCTGTCTTAACTATACGTCGCTTCCGAGTTGTTTTTGACTCTTCTTCGACAACTTTTAAACGTTTTCGACGTCGAGGTTTTTGCTCTAACTGTTTAAGTTTAGTAAAAACTTCTTCGTCACCTGTTTCCATCCATTTAATCAGCACGTCACCCATGTGAGTGTGAGAAGTAGATGGGTTGAAGATTTGTGGTCCCTGCGGTCCGCGAACGCCCAACAAGTTCTCATCGTCAAAATCAAAGTACGTAAAGAACTGCCCTGCAATTCCCGGATGCGGAACCTTGCAAATCTCTCGAACGCCTTGGAAATCAGATTTTACTAATTTCGCGTGGTATTCATTCATTTCTTGCCCCTCTTCGTTGAGGACGAGGTAATAGTACTTCCCTCGTTCGTTTTAGTAAAGTCTTTTTTAGTAATTTTTAAAAAAAGTTTCTAGCTCTTTTAAAGTAGCCGCTCCGGGGTCTTCGTCGTTACCATCCCACATGATGGTCTTAACGCGCTTACCGTACCCGTTTAGTAAATCACATAATGAGAGCCCGTAAGCTTCCTCGTGGGCATCGAGCAGTAGGAATGTGTGGTCGTACTGCTTCTTCAGCTCATTTACTAAATCTACCTGACTAGGAACAATAGACTTACTAAAAAGACCAGCTGCGCGTATCCCGTGCTGCTTGCCATAGAAGTCTAGTTTCCATACGTCCACCTGACCTTCTACTAGGAGCAGTATCTTACCACCCTCCATACAGTTGTCATAGTTGTATACCAGCTCTTTAACCGGGATCACACTCTCGTCCGCTGGCAGCGACATATAACGCAGCTCGTCGTCAGGGTTAATAGTACGACTACCCCAACACATAAGCTCACCTTCTAGGTACACGGGTGTGATGATGCGCTCGTACCATATCTTGTCAGCAACACGATCCCACACATCACAGCAGCGTAGGTTGAAGTGTTTTACTAATTTGCGAACGTCCTTGCGTGGGAACCCACGGTCCATCAAGTAGTAGAAGTAGTCTGTCGCCGGACCGTTCGGGGTTATTGGGATGAACTGCTTTGGCATCTTCATACCGATCACCTTAGCTGGCTCTTCTTCCTCTTCCTCGTCGTCCCATAAGCCTTCTTCTTCCTCCCACGACTTAAGACCTCGTAGCAGCGAGTTCCACTCGTCCTCGTCCACCTGACCTTCGTCTGCACCGACTAGGCGTGTAGCTTCGGCTGGAGATATTTTTAGTAAGGCGACAAGTAGCTTGTGCGGTGAGTGCCCCCGGTGCTCTTGGTTCTTCCAGCAACCGAAGCGACCATGTTTGTCCACACCCATGTGGAACTTGCCTTCTGAGTTTGCACAGAAAGGGCAGTCTATTACTATGTTACCGCGCTTACAGTTCTTATGCTTTGTCGCGTAAGTGATACTGTGCTTGTGAAAGATCTCAATCCAAGCATCTGTTCCTCTGCGTTTGAAAATACTCATTTCTTAATACCATCCATTGAGTACATCGACTCTAAGTGTCCACGCACAACCATACGTCTAAGTGCGCTATACATGTACGACATCTCGCAGTCTTTGTTGCCTACAAAGGGGATACCGTCGAACGACCACCCGTTGGATTTAGGACCGCCATGCACCCGGCGGATCTTGCCTTCGTGGTAGTACAGGAGCCCCCATCCTTCGGGGACCTCATCTTTACTAATCAGACCCTTTGGACACAGATAGAATCTCCAGTCTCCCATACCAAGCCTTGGGTTTGCTCTGAACTTCTTGTTCTTGTCTGCGAGGAAATCAGACCGAGATGTTTTAACCTCGATCACGATGCTAACGGAAGCATTCCACCCCATAGCGTCGGGCTGCTCCCCGGTATCGCAGGCTGCTTTCATCCGGTCATCAATCGCTACCCCAAACCCGTTCTTAAGAATCCACTTCTTGGCTAACAAGCAGAGCTGGCTATGCTCCGAGTCCTTTAGGTTTCGTTTCTTGCGTTTTCGCGGTTGCGGTTTACTATGCGTAACAGGCTCACGAACTATCTTAGCCCGGAGCCTGCCACCCTTCGTACGCTCGTGAACAACCCGCTTACGAAGCATTACCATCTAATCCTCCCAGTCCTGTATACGCCCGGATAGTACCTCCTCTTGGAAGTTGATACCTTCTTCCAGAGATTTTAGTAATTTACCCTCGAACGACTTCTTAGTAACAAGGTCAATGACGTACGTGCTGTCGGTAGCTGTTGGTCCGTCACGGGCTACACGACCTTCCGCCTGCTCACGTGTTACCGGGTCTTCTGGTGATTCGTAGAAGATACAGTATCGAGCCATTTCGAACTGTAGTCCCGCGTCCCCGGAGGCGAGGTTGATCACCATGCCTTGGATGTCGTCCTTTTTGCGGAAGTCATCATAGGCTTTAACTGCGTTCTTGCACCCGGACCAGATCCAAGAGTGTTTGCACTTCTCCTTCTTGAGCATCTTAGTAATGCGCTTAGCACTACTCGTGTACTTGTAGAAGATCACAAACTTCTCTTCCGTGTCCTCCAAGAAGGATTGCAGCCATTCCAGCTTAGCGTCGCTATCGAGGTAGATGCCCTGTGTTTTACGGTTCTCGTCCTTCCACTCGACGTAGCCAGAAAGAGCCTGACGTGAGCGTATGTACGCGGCTTCTAACTCTTCCTTAGCGCCACTACCACAATCGACCAGACCCTTACGAGCATCGCGGTACATCTCCAGCTGCTTAGGACTCATTGACAACTCTTCAACACGTGGAACCTTCGGAGGAAGTTCTTTAACCTCGTGGTTCTCGTAGCGTATCGAGCGGTTCTGCATCAAGCGGTGTAACTCGCTCTTCATGCTGTCGTCAAACTTGTGCTCGAAGAACCCGGACCATACGTTTCTCTTCTTAGTAAAAAACACCTCACGGAACTGAGTTAGGGTTGATCCGAAGGTCTCGCCGTGGTCTATCAAGTTGAAGATCGCCCACAGCCTTTCCACCTTACGGCTGAACGGTGTAGCGGTTATACCGTAGCGGTATCGCGCAGTCTTAGTAAGACGCTTAAGCAGTCTGTAGATCAGGGACTCGTGGTTGCCCGCTTTATGGATCTCATCACAAGCCACGAAGTTTATGCGCTTCTGAACCTCACGGCACATTCGCTCGTTAGGCTTACGCTTCTGCTTCTTCTTACCTGACACTTGCTGCAAATCTGCCATTAAGAACTGTAGGTCTGTGTAGCAGGCGATGTACAAGTCCGCTTCTGAGAATAGTGCTCGACGCTTCTCCTCAGTGCTACCCAGAATAGGGATAGCGTGCAGATGAGGTGTATGCTCCTCCACCTGATCCAACCACGTCTTTATGTTCGCAACACGTGGAACGAGAACAAGCCCGCGCAAGTCCCCATCTTCACGCAGGCGGTAGTTGTAGATGTCCAGTATCAACTTGGTCTTACCTGCCGACAACGGCAGGAAGAAGAGGAAGGAATCTCGGCAGATTCCTATCCAGTGGCAGACTAATTGACACATGTAAGGTCTGTACTCAAACTGCGGACGTACAGGCATGTTTACTAATTCATTGTAGATAACGGTATCGTCATCTAGGTCTTTTAACCAGCGCCAGTCATCAAGGCGTCTGTTTAAGAAATCCCGAACTGTTGGCATCGACTCTTGCTCCTGTCCACGACTCTCCGGTTTCTGGGTCGAACCAGTTCCCGTACTCATCAATTTGGTATCCCGCAGGCGGCTCCACCCCTGCCCTCTCCCTTGTTGGATTTTCTCCAGCTTCGTCCGAATCCTCAACTACCATATCCTTATATCGACTGTCACGGTATCCACTGGTTAAGCAGAATTGTCCCGTGGCATAGTTTTGACTAATAACGATCTGGTACTTGTCCTTACCGTTACGGTTTAGTGGTACGAACAAACGTGCCAAGTTAAGCTCACGCTCTTCCGGCGACTGGTTGTACGTGATCAAGTAATCAGCGTGCTGTGTTACCGAGAAGTCTTCACCTGCGTTAGTCTCATCGATCACGTCGTCCACTGTCTGCTCACGCGCACCGTCACGGTTCGATTGGTGGAATGCTACCATAGCGATGTTATTACTAACACCAAAGCCACGTAAGTCCTGATAGAGTTGGTTCATAGCTTGGCGCTTGTTGTTAATGTCCAGCTTCATGATACCCGGATAGTCTAGGATAATCTGGTCTGGATGCCATCCCTCTACCTTATCAAGCCAGTCCACGAACGCTCTCAGTTTACGCATAGTAAAAGAACCCGTTGGGAACTGCGCTAACACGAATGGACGCTCTGTCGAGTGCTTCTCAAACCATTGAGCAGTCTCTCGCGCTGCGTGCTTCTCGTCTGCGAACTCGTCCAGAATAGACTTGCACTCATAACGCGGCTGATTGTCAATGTTTTGGACGTGCCCAAACTCGTCGGTATGAATGATGGTGCTCGACACTGTCTGAGGCTCGCCCAAACAGCGACCCCATAGGTTCTGCACAAAACGCTCACCGAACTTAACGTGTGCCATTTCCAGCGTAATTAGTAAAGTCTTCCATTTCTTCTTCTTGTTCTGGATGCCTGCTCGCAAGCACTGCACACCGAACCATGATTTACCACGCTTAGGAGGTGCCAGCATTACTAACAGCTCTTTCTTGGTAGGTCGGACGTTGTTCTCATCCAGTTCCTTGATGCCGATCTCAAGACTCTCGCCCACCTCACGGTTGAAGATTCCGTGGTAGACTTGCTCCATGTCTGAAGCCCAGATGTAGTTGAAGTCTTCTTCCTGCTTACTGGACGCCAGTTTAGTAAGAACCTTCTCTACCTCTTCCAGTTTGTTGTCTTCTAAGTGCTCAACCAGCTTCGGAATATTACCGCGCATCTCCTGCACGAATAGGAAGTCCTTCAGCCCCTTTAGAACGTACTGTGGGTTGACTACCTCGTAGTTCTCCATCAAACCTTCTAACAGCTCTCTGTAGCCATTAGCACGCGCACGCTGCTTGCGGTCATTCAGCTCGTCAGCGAACTCGTTGGTTAGGTGAGAGCCGATAGGCATCCCGTACTCATCGAAGTAGTCCTTCGCACGCGAGAACACTTCACGGAGCTTGTCGTTAGGCAAATGCTTGAGCGTCACCGAGGCGAACATCTGCGGAGCACACTTCTCGTCGAAACATGCCAGCGTCACGATGTCCTGAGCATCCGGGATACTCATCATGTTCTTGTTCTTAGCCATTATTTAACCTTAGTAAAAGTTTCTACCCATGCCGGAGGCATTTTAATTCCATACGCTGCGCAGAATTTAGTAAGGTCCTTACGAGACATGCTCTTAAGACCTAGGCGTATTTCCCCGTCGTATTGGTGGATTCCTTCGTGCGGTAGCTGCATGACTGTGTAGTTGTACCCCGCATCCGGGTAGATGTAGAGCAAGTCGCGTACGGTGCTCGAACGCTTCTGGATCAGGTCCGTGGCTTTCTTAGGACCGTACCCTACGATGCCCTTACCCATACCATTGTGACCGCCAGTGATAGCGTCCAGTGCCAACCACTCGTCACCCATAGTGAACCCAGATGTTTCGATGAAGTCAGCGTAGGTAAATAGACCGTCCTTCTGGTTCTTCCAAAAGCCCAGCTTAGTGTCAGCTTCGCGGAACAGTTGATAAGGGTCGGTGTCGCTGGTCTGAACTATGATCTTGTCGAATCGGTGGTAGTAGCGTTTTACTGCGTAGGCGATCAAGTCGTCGGCTTCCAAACCATCGAACTCCCACTTAGTGAAATGACCAGTAAGGTCGTGTACGGCGTCTTCAGTCTGGGCTAGTCGGTCCTCAGTCTCTGGCGACTTCTCACGACCTGCTTTGTAGTCAATGCTCAGCCCTTCTTCACGGAAGTACGGCTTGCGGTCAAAACAGAACACAATATGCGTAGCCTCGTTCTCACGGATAGCCGTGCTTACTTGCGCCATAAAACCGTAAATGCCACCCGTGAACTTACCATCTTTAGTAAGATTCTTATGGATGTGCATAGCCTTATACATTATGTTCGATACATCAACGAGGAGTAGTACTCGTTTATTCTTAGTAAGAAAGCTCACGTTTTAAGTCCCCCATGATCTGCTCGTGATGACGGGCAATCATTCTTAGTAAATGTGGAAGTTGTAAGGGTGAGTCCAGAACAACCAGACGACCAACAGCAGTAGCGCAGTATTTTACTAAGAAACGCTCTCGCTCATTAGGCTGGAGCGTTTCAGCTGCGGTATTCACCTTCTCAACTACTTTTTGGAAGTGTTCACCAGTCTGACCCGATTTAACCGCCTCAAATTGCAAATCTCCGGCTGCTGACAGCTTGGAGAGTGAGCTCTTAAGGCATTCGTATATCTTACGCTCTGAAAAGCGTTCTGAGGCTTCCTGCGAAGAAAGCCCCAGCCAGAACAGGAATTGATTCTTCTCCTGATTAGTAAGACGCTTGAAGTCTTGTCGAAGTCTATCGACCTTTTGCACGGTAGTCTCCCTCGTCAAAGCGAATTACTAAACCATCGCTGGATAAGAACCTGCTTGCTGCCGTTGAGTCGTACTCTCGAAGCTCTTCTTCCGTTCGGTTAGTAATAACGCACGTCGGTAGTCGATTATCGTATCGGTACGTAGCCAGTCGGTTAAGGAAGTTCAAGCACATCGGGTTGACTTTGGTAGCGGCATACTCATCCAAGATTAGTAAACCGTTCAGCTCTACCAAGTTCTGGAACTCCTCCTCCTTGGCGCGGAACTCCTCACCGTTGTCCCAATGATTGACCTTGGCATCGAATGCGCTCATAAGCCCTTGCATGACGCGCTCGATGTTCACGAACTTGAACGGCGGGATTACATCACCGAACAGCTCGAAGTATCGTTGGTCGTCCTCACTGAGTTCCTTGTACAAGGATCGGGCTTCAGCAATCATGCAGGTACGCACCCCAAGCGTCAGACCTAGCGCACTGGCTAGGTGTGTCTTCCCGGTCCCGTTACCACCGATAAGCACGAGGTCCGTTCCCTCCTCGAACATCTCCGTGAAGTTCTCTGCGTAAGCGCGGACCATATCACGCTTGCCAGCAAGACTGCCCTTGGCTTCGAACGAGCTGAACGTGCTACGTCTGTGCAGCTGTGGGATGCCGCGAGTTCTCATCTTGTTCACACGTGGGTGGAATCGCGGCTTCATGTACGCAGAGACATCGTCCCCAGCCTCGGCAAGTTTACGGAGGATTTCTGGGAACTCCCCTCGACGCTCCTTTAACTGACCAATACTAATTCGGTCTGCCAAGGAGCGTAACTTGTTTAGTTCATTCATTTTACTAAGACTCCTTATTTACTAATCTTTGTAAGTGTTTTGGTACGCGTATTTCACTTTCCGTGTGCTTGTCGCTGATATTCCCGTTAAGCCTCTGTGGGCGGTTTCGACCACTAGCCGGGTCGTTACCCTTACCCAACTGCTTATCAAGCCTCCAGCGGTCACTCTCGTTGAATCTAGCTAGCCAGTTCTGGATGGTCTTGACTACCTGCGTCTTCGAGGTGATTCTCAGCCCTAAGCTGGACTTGTTGAGTTCAATCCATGCGTTGAGCTCTTCTTCACTAAGCTGGATGTCTTGGCGCTTAATAAACTCAAGTAGCTTATCAAAGCCAGCTTTAGTAAGAACGTACTTTTCACCTCCCAGCTTCTCAAGAACGAAAGTGTGTTTAGTAAGCTCAGGTTCTTTCTTCGCAGTTCTCTTTCTACGCTGCGGTAAGTTACCCTTACTAATGCCAAAGTCCTTAGTTCTCTGCTTACGAGTCCTACGCGTACGCTTAGATAGGGTAGAATCTTCGGTAGAAGATTCTTTACTCTCTTTTATATTACTCTTATATTGTCCGCCACTTTGACGGTGATCCCCCCGACATTCTGGCGGAGACCCTACTACGTCATTTTGTCGGTCTGAGGGGGTATCCGCCATTTTGTCGGTATCCCCTAAACTGGACAGTTTACTAATAGAATCTTCGTTTATGGACCACCACGATGTGTTATCAACTTTAACATCCATCATCTCAGATCCAATAAAGTCAATTCTTACTAATCCCAAATCTACTAGATGCTTCTTGGCGCGTTCTATCGTGCGGGTAGACAGGAACGGGAATCGCTCGGCTAGCTTGCGTGTGGATACCCTAGCCCAGTAGCTCCCATCATACTCCTTAGCGGTCCCACTCTCGTAGAGAGCTTCTATCGAGTAAGCAACACTTCCCAATATGATAGCGGGCGTTATCCCAATCTTTACCGCTAGGTCTGTGTTAAAGCTCGTGGTGTCCGATTGCAGAATATCGGGAAGTCGGAAGGCTCGCATGACTACTCCTCCTTGTTGACTGTGAACCAGTTAGCCACATCACCTTTATCTTTAGTAAGAGTCTTAGTCTCGATCATACTGAACGACACTAGGGATTGGATACTTTTAGTAATCGTGGTTGGACTAAAGCTTGTTAGCTCTCGGAACTCAGAGTTACTGATTCGTACCCAACGCTTGCCTTCGTGCATCCGACAGTCATTGTGGGACGCACAGCTGTGGTCGTACGTGTGCTGTATTATCGCCAGCAGGATAGCGCAGCGGGGTGATAGGACGCGGGTTACGTCTAGGCGAACTGATAGCGTCTCAGGTTTTATAAGCATTATGTTATCTCCAGTTGGATATGGTTCGGAAGCCATACTACACGAACTGTAGTATGGCTGTCAATAGTTTTTAGTTGCTGTCTTTTTCGCCACTGTCGGATACAGTGTCTTGGAGGGTGTGGTAGTTAAGGATACAGACTGCTGCTGTTCCTATATTCTCCGTGGCTACTTTTAGTAAAACCCACGGGTCGTTACTATCCACCGTTTTCAGCGGTGGGCATCGTTTTAGTAATTCCTCCGGTATCTCCTTCTTGGGTGGCTCGATTTGCGGCTCGAACTGCGTCGTTGTACAGCTCGACGTACCCATTAGTAAGAACAGGCTTAGCATCATCGTCTTTACTAATTTTGCAGGCTGGTTGTTTAGTAAGTTGCTTGTTGTCGATGGTTGCTTGTATCCGAGCATTTTCTCTCTCCAGTGTTAGCTCTTTGTTGTGTTTTTCGGTCATAAGTCGCAGTTGCTTCTTATAGTACTGGAACTCCTCCGTGCGAGCCTTGGTTGTGGCTTCCAGAACGGCTACCACAGCCTTGTTACGCTCGTAGGTAGACCCTAGGTCATATCCGATGGAATAGGCGCGGTAGAGAGCTCCTGCGACGAGGGTGATAACAATTAGTAATTTGTATCGGTTCCAGAACGCAGATAGTCCTTTTAGTAATGTACCGCCCATGCTTAGTAAACGAATAAACATTTTAGTAATTCCCTCTTAGTAAAAACAAGGGGAGCCGAAGCTCCCCATTATCATTTTAGTAAACTGCACAACTTCGGCGTTCGTCCAGTTGCTTTTTCCAGCGAAAGATACGCTCAACGTATTGGATAGTCTCTTTGCTGTTCTCTCCCGTGACCTCCGGTAGAAAGTAACTAATCGACTTCCAGTCTGCCCGACCCCCTGACAGGCGCTGTGCTTTTAGTATGTTGCCTAAGCCAGCGTTGTATCCGGCAAAGGCTAAACTGATTCTATCCTCAAAGGTCCGCTTGGCTCTCCACTGTGACCACTGGTAGCGTAAGTAGAACGCTCCGGCTTCGATAGAGAGCTTCGGGTCGTACGGTGATGCTCTCGGATTGAACTTAAGTTTCTTACTAACATCTATCCACGTTCCCGGCATGATCTGAGCTAATCCCATCGCTCCCACATGGCTAGTAGCTTCCGGGTCCAGCAAACTCTCTTGGTAGTATTGCGCCTTCAGCCATAACCAGCATTGTGTCTCTGGTACGTACTCTTCCCATGCCTTGTAGATGTACTTGTCGTACTGGGTGTTGCTAACTAAAGATGCAGCCGAAGAGAACGGCAGCACCAATAAAGCGAGCACCCATGTAAATAGCCATTGCTTGACCATCCCACCCCCGCACATGCTCTCGGAAGTTGACTCCGATTACCTTATCCAAGTAGTGGACTGCGACTCGAACCGCGACCAGTGCCACTACCGCCTTGGCAGTTTTTACTAATAGTAAACCGAATACCATTGGGTCTGCCATTCCCACTACTACGGCTAACGCTATCACGACGGATAGCGCGAGCAAGATAAACTCGCGCATCTTAGTCATATTGATTTTACCCCTTTGCTTGTTTGCCATTGATAAGAGCTTGTAGTACCTGCTTGTCGAGGAGCTGCTGTCGGTCCTCCACTCCGGTAACTCGTCTCATCGTGTTGTTGAGGTCTGCTCGTAGAACGCCCAGATCCCCGTTTTGCTGCGCTAATCCAGATTGGATGATCCTGACATCGGAACTTAGTTGCTTTAAAAGGTCATTCTGGCTTTGCGAGACTGCCGCCTGAGCCATAAGTGCTGCGTTGTTATTACTAAGCTGGAAGCCAGCCCATGTGATCGCCCCGGCAACTATCAGGACGAGTACCGCAGCTATGTGCTTACTGGTGTCGTTTGGCACATCGCCGTCCCCCTTCGTACCCTGCCCTTTCGGACACATTTTAACCACGTTCGGGTCATCCCGACCCTTACTATTAACAGCGGCGTTCATAGTATCACCTCAATTAGTTGCAGAAAAGGCTCACGCGCCTAGTACGTGAGCATTAGTTTTACGCTGGTACAATCCTCGCCAGCATGTTGACATTCGTCACAGTAGACCTGTTACTCAGCTTGATCCGGTATGCTCCTTCTGCAAGAGAGCTCACACGCCAGATACTACCAACCTGCTTCGTACTGTTATGCACACGGCTATTGTCACGGAATACTTCTACTTGGATCATCTCCCCCTGCATGTTTAGCTTGCGGACCTCGACCTCAAGAGCATTATTCGCGGCTCTATCCGCTGAGATGTCAAACTTGTACTCTACAAACGAGTCGCGATACTGCATCATAATGTCATTTACTCGGTCTCCTAGTGTGTACGGAGCGCCGCCAGCTGGCGTGACAGTCTCAGTCTCAGGAGCAGCCCAAGCTACGGTGTGGTTCCATTTAGTAAACGACGTCAGGGTGGTGTTGCCATGTGGTCTTCTCGACTGCAACTCGATCCGAACACTGCTATCTGCACGGTTGAGTTTGTACAAGTGGTCGTTCTGGTCCAACGTCTCCAGAGTCCCCTCGATACCAGTCTTGTCAAGGACTACGTTTCCACTAGAAGCCCCCACCACTTTCAGCTCGTACTTAGTCCCCGGCTCTACGGCGATACTTGACGACGTTTGTGGCATAGGCACCTTATCGGATTGCATTAAGCGGTTTCGGTGTGCCCACTCGATACGCATATTACGACCAGAGGACGTCCCTAGGTACGTGTTGTTGATGCGTAGTCGTGCTGGCGGGTAAGGTCTATGGGCACGTCCGGTGATCGTAAAGCTTATTGCCGACGCTTGGTTTTCTGGGAGAATCCCATTAGGAGTCTTAGTAAGCAGCTTATGGTGTACCGTCTGACCGATAGTGTACTTAGTGTCATCGAACGAGGTGCGTGTGTCTCGGTAGAACCAAACCTCAGTACCGTCACTGTGTGTTGTTGGCACCGTGTCTACAATACCGCGTGTCGCAGTAATCGTACTCGCCGCTACGTCTACACTCTTAAGCCAGCACAGCTCCCCACCTATTAGGACAGGCGAGTTGAGCATTACTAAGCTATAGTCTTGCACACCCTTGATCTTAACAGTAGAGTCCGCCCCGGTAGGCATACCCAAAGCGCCGTCCAGCTGCGCTCGGTTAGTAAACTGACCGTCGGCAACATCTGTGTAAGTGCCACTAGCCCCTCCAGTGGTTGCGTAGATGTCGTATCCGAAGCCTACATCACTGACTGCCAAATCCCGGATAAACCCGTAGCTGTCACCCAGCGTGTTCCAGTCGATAGGCGTGTCACCGATGAAGGTAGACACCTCCCAGTACGTAGCCTCAACTAGCTTCTGATAATCGACGGGCTGTGGTGGACTATCTGGGCTTGTCCAGTCAGAGTCGCCAGTGTCGATTACTAACGGGTCCACAGTCTTAAAGGTATCTTCGATCACCGTAAGGCGGATCTCTTCCTTAAGCTCCGATCCGTAGCTCTTCTCCACGACACGCATGATACGCTTATCCAACTCGCGGTCAGGTAGATCCACGAGAACCACATCGCCAATATTGTGCTTAGAGGCTTTGCGGTTGCAGATCAGAACACCGTTTACTAAACGACGTGACAGTTGGTTAAGTTCGCGGGAAGCAACGCGAGAAGCTAGCCAGCGTGTGTTAATTCCGGGGAAGTCTATCTCCACTGGAACGTCCCTACCCTGCACATCACGAGCAGCCATGTTATGCACGGTAACAGGCTTCTCCTTACCCTCTACAGCATCCACGTAACTCACAGTTACCTGAGTGGTGATGTTACCCCACTGGGGGTACTCAAACTTCTCAAGGTCTTTTACTACAGTCTTATCAAGAACTGGTAAATCACTAACAGTGTAGTCACCACGGAACAACTTTAGCTTAAGCTTGCCGGACACTTGGTCAACGTATATAGCCCCGTCTATGTGGCGTAGAATCTCTTTGATGAAGTCATCAACGCCGGAGTTGTTCTCCCACGCTATACCGATACCGAACTTCTCTGCATAGAGCGCCGAAGCAGCCGAAGCAAATGAAGGAACGTCGATGTCCTTCGTGTAGTCGAGACCTAGACCCCAGCGGTCACTACGACTTACTAAACAGGCGTATATAATGTGTGCTGGGTTCATATTCACGATACCGTTACCAGCATCGATCTTGACGTGCGTACGAGCTAACCCCGGAGTGTCAGGGTAAGACCTCACCCGAAACGACCAAGGCTTGATGTACGGGTTGTTTGCTGAGAAGTACATCTTCGGTAGGGAGACGCTGACCACACCACGGAAAGCAGTACCGCTCTGATACATACTCTCAGTCAACGAGCTCACTGGCTGGTCGTCACTGCCGAAGAAGAACCGGGCGAATCCCACAGGACCACCCTCACGCTTATCCCCTCCGAACGTGTTCCACTTGTCGATGTACTTTAGGCAGTTGGACTGGGTGATCACCTCGCTGGATACCACCTTGTCGCCTACGCGTATTCTATCAATCGACTCAAGCCCTCGGTGGCAAAGTACCAGCTGCATAGCACCCCAGTACTTGTACCCGACGACTTGGCTCTTACTTCCGCCTCCGCCCATTTAAAATCTCCACTAAGCATCGGTTAATCTGACCATCCTCAAGAGCTGCCAGCTCTGAGAACATAATTCCATTAGTAAGAAAATCCCACCAATCTAAGCCGTAGGCTTTGCCTTTGGCACGCATCCCGCTATGGCAATTGAACTGCTTAACGGACTCCTGATCGAAGTCCGATATGTAAAGTCTAAAGTCCTCTTCGCCGGGGAGTAGTTCCACCCTATCGGACATTACTTCTTACCTCCACTCTTACGAATCTCATCGGTGCCCGTATTACCGTACCAGCATACGTTTGGCTTTTGCAGCCACGTGGTGCCGAAGGCTACCGGGATAAACTCATTCTCTGAAGCTGTAGGCGCGTTAATATCCTTAGTCTGAGGGGAGTCAGGCTTCGGAGGCTTCGGCGCTAAGGCTACAGACACGATCACTGATACGATAAGTATTACTGCGTACCAGAGTAGCTGAACAGCCATAATTACTCCTTTTACTAATATTAAGCAATTCCGTCTTGGAACGGGTTTTTAGTGGGCACTGCTAAGTAGCCGCCATAGTTGGCTAGGTTATTGAACTTGGACTGGCACGTTGCCTTAGTCCGGTCACACCCGGCTACTAACGACACTTCCATACCCACGGCAAGACCGATAGGTACTGCGTCCAGCAGTATCCCCGTAGCATCGGAGGACATTATATACCGACGGTACTTGTTATTCACGAAGGTCATCTGCCCACCATTCCACCAAGTCGTAGTACTCCACCCAGACAGTGATACCTTAGCGCCGGAGATCGCAGTAACAGTTGCTGTCCTCAGTTTGTCCGCTGAGCGTGTAGCCCTACAACTCGGTCCGTACAGGGCGTGCGGGCACGTGTAGCTAAACCGAGACCGTAGACCACCTGACGCCAGAGTAGCTAGCATGTGCGTACACTCTAAACTTAACTGAGAGGCTTCCTCTCTCCCCACGACGGATACCGTACCACGCCAGTAGTACACCCACTGTCTATCAGTGTCATTTCGATGCCCGCGTAGGATGTTCACGCGGCAAACCGAGTCCGCCGGATTTATGCGAAGAGCTTTAGAAAGAGGTACGTTGGCATCTATCTCAATCTTAACAGTGGATCTCTTATCCTCTGTAGTCTCTTTCATAGTCCCGTGCTTAATATGGATGCTGGTAGCCGTACCGCCGGGGGACAGTATGTCCTCGTCGGAAGATGTGTACCAGTAGTCCTCGTTGCCATAGTTGAAGTGGTAGACCGTTACTGGTCTACCGTCGTACAAGCTATCCTCTTTATCTGTGTAGCTCATTATTTAGTAACCTCCACAACCCGAAGGCTGGCTGTTATATGCTCCATACCATCCCAATTGAAAGTAACCTCATCTTGCTGGAGTCGAACTGGGACCATCAAGCTAATCTTCTCAACCGTGTCTTTACTAAAAGTAAAGGGTAAGGCTGTGTCTATTGTGATAGCTTCGTTCTTAGGCTCGCCCGGAATGTCCGCGCCTTTCGCAACTGAGGATACCTGACGGTACACCCAAGCACCACCCTTCGGCTTAATGGCTAGCCACTTACGGTTAACCGCACCTGCGTAGTACTCTAGGAATCCCATGTCCTGTATGCGTATCACGGTCTCAGTGGTAGGCGTGTTACCCACTGGGTTGAAATCCCACCAATCGCTGACGTACCAGAATGGCTTCTGCTTCCCGCCCAAGTAGGTCAAGAACTTCTTGAAGTTCATTACCTCTAGCGGACTGTACATTTTTACTAATATGTCTCGTGTTACGTCTGGGAAGTCGTACCGCTTCTTCTGGGATCTAGGCTTAATGCCATAATCCAGTGAGTCCACCGAGGGTGTATAAGCAGCTGGTGATGACTTGCCGCTCATGTACAGCAACTTACCGTACACTGGGATTCCATCGTAGAGTGGGTACGTGGCAGACCCAGCTATACTCACGGTAGAGTTTCGGGTGTACTCCACGTTATTCTCAGACACGTTGATCTTGTATTTACTAAAAGTAACACTATCAATCAGACCATAGGCTAGAGGGGCTACCAGTGGTCGGTCCCAAGTACCCACAAGCGGTTTCTTAAGGGTTATATGGTCGGCTGCTACAGTGGCAATTGTAGCCGTCTCGTACGTGAAAAAGTCTTTCCAGAGTATTACTAGATCGTCAACCGCAAAGGACGAAGCTTCAGTGCTTACGTCAATCCGGCTGACGCCAGCAGCTAACACCCCCGGATAACGCACGCCCTCATGCCATAGTGGGATCGCCACGTCATCGTGACCTAACCGATAGGTCAAAGCCTCCGCGCCTGCCGTATCCAAATAGCCTGTGACTGACTTGTAACGGATGATAGACATCGGATTCTCACGAATACGTATGCGCTGCTCAGCACCATCTAGGGTACGTATAACATCGGTCTTCCAACTAAGCTTCTCCACCATTCTTTTTTGTGGTGGGATGCCAAACACGACAATCCGCTGTCCTATCACGTTTAGTAATTTCACAGACTCAGGGAGTCCGGGGAAGTTCCATGAATACTTCGCGTCAATTACGCCCGCCACAGACAGAGACACGCTCAGCGTATAGTCCTTGTATCCGCCGAATGCGTCCAGCGTGATATTCGAGGTGGTCCCTGTAAGCGCCATGCCTCCGTTGCCTGTAGCCACGATGTTAGGGGCAGTGATCGACTGCTCATGAGAACTCCAAACACGGATGAAATGCGTACTAGGGCTAAGTACAAGCCCTAAATCTATCTTGTTTGGCTGGATGAATAGGGAGTTCTTAAAGGATTCCCAGAAGCCTCCGTATGGAACACCCACCACCGCTGCCTTAGATTTTAGCCAAGGACCTCGTGCATTCGGAACTCCTACCCGAAGGTAGGAGGGAGCCATATAAACAGGCGTATTAACTTTAGGCGGTGGATCTGCCTTCAGTGTGTATCCGAACGCATTACTAAAAAGTACTGCATTACTCACGATGCTGCTCCTACTAAGAATGCGATCCCCGGAGTGCTCTCACCACCCTTACCTAAGCACGGGAACACTCGGTACGACTGGTTGTTGTAGATAATCTCCTGCCCAACACCTAGGTAGCGCATATTGCAAATCTTGAACGTAGGACGATCACCTCTAGGTGCTCGGATCGTGTAATCCGTCCCCTTGACACCACACCACAGGGCGGGCAGGAAGATACTTGTTAAGGACGGTTCAAAGCTTAGGTTCCCAACAATTGCACTGTACAGACCTAACCTACCTAGTGGCTGATACCCGGTCATAGGGCGTTGCCAAGCTTTATCTGCGGCACCCATCGCCTCATATCCGGTTACAGTGCCAGCACTATCGCGCTGCTGTAGTTGCCCCGTCCACCTAGCAGAACGACCAGTCCCGTCAGTATTCTCCATGAAATAAACACCGTCGACTGAGTTGGCATCTCGATAATGGTACTCACCATCAAACCACCACTGGGGTACGGGGCCGAAAGTGGTGTCCTGCATTATGATACGCCCTACCCCATGCAGCACTGATTTAGAGTCGGCTGGATTCTCCATACAGAGTACAAATTCCCCGGTAGCGCTGTTGCGCGCAACATGTACCTTTCCGGGAATGGGTAGGTACTGGTGGATGTGATCCCAGTTAGTAGATACCTGACCGCCACCACCGGGACCAAAGTTGCTGCTGACTTCCCCACTGACCGTGTCAGCTCCGTCAACGTATGCAGTTCCCATTTTAGTAAACATCCCCTCTCGATAGCGGTACGTTCCTCTACGCGAGTACCATCGGTGCCAGCGGAAGTCATAGTGCATAAACACATCCGACGCCACCTGCACAATAACTTGGTATGCGGGCTCTCCGTTGATAGTGTTCTGGTACTGCCGCTTGACAGTCCCACCCAGATTAGTAATAGCGGTGGCAAACTTCTGCCCAAGCTCTACCCTTGAGTTGTAAGTAGCATTCTCGTATCCCATTATGCTAGCTCCATTGCCATGTAGTCTGTAGTTCCCGCCCGGTATACGTTCTGAAGGATTACAAAACGTCTACCAGATGAGTGTGCTAGTTCCTGCCCGTGAGAAACACCAAACCCACCACATCCGAAGGCACCGTGGAGCTCCCCCACTATGCCGCGAGCGGCTGTCCTTACGAACATTGGTAGGAGCGGGATGTCCCCGTTGTCGTAGGCACGCAGCTTATTAGTAAGAGCCGTATCCATATTCGGGAAAAAGTAATCTGGTTTAGTCCATGCGCCTGTGTCACCCAATATGTGGTTGGGGTTAGAACCACGGATGTACTGCCACCCGGAGAAGTCGTTGCCCTGCTCAGACCAGCGAGCTGTAGTGCTGGTCCCTACCCCGAAGCAGCAGAGTGGACTTACCCAGTGCCCACGAGACGTGTACACCTGCATGTTACCGCCGTAGTAGTACTGAGATACGCCAGATACTGTAAACAGAATCATGATCCGCTCTTTACTAACAATAAAGTAGTATTCCATATCTGCGTTCCACGCGTATAGTACTGACTCCGGCGACGCACCCGTTATGTTGTCAAACGCAGACGTAACGTACGCAGCAGACACACGACAGCGTATGTTATATGTATCAGACGCTTGTAGGGTGTTAGCTCGAAACGCCAGTACAATTGAATCGTTTCCACCTGTACCTGTGGACTTGAGAACGATCTCTCGCTCGCCCCCGGACTCCTCGTTCTTCTGTGATGTCCACCCGTTCGCCGTAGCGAACGTGTGGAGTTTTACTAACAGGTCTGTATGACTGTTAGCAGTACCTTTTTGATATGCCATATTTATCCTTTAGCCTCGTCAATAGCCCTTACTAATTTGTTAATCGCTTTCGGGTTTTGAGCCATTAGTTCCGCAGCTTCATCGGCGCTTTGTACAAAGTACACGTTAACCTCTGGAGAAGCGGCTCCGCTTGCTTGAACACCCAACTTACCGTCAGATCCACGCGATAGCGGCATAATAGCCTCTGGTCCCGCTTCACCCATCATACCAAGACCGCCAGCCATTGCGAAGTTTGTAGGTCGAGATACCACACTGTTAGTAAAGGCACCACCGTTAGCAAACATCTCAACACCGCGACTGAAAGCACCGCCCTTAGCGTACATCTTCGAGTTAGCAGCCTGCGCCTGACCCATACCCTGCTGTAGTACAGCCGTGGATGTGGCGAAGTTGGCAGCAGCACCGCCAGCGGTTGCAGCCTGACCAGCAACGTCGGCACCAGCCATAGCAGCAGCAAAGCCCGGAATGACGTTCAACGCCGCCAGAACCGCACGCATGACGAGCATACGCATCATCATCTCAGCGATAGAAGCAGCAACGCCAGCAGCCAGCTCTTTGAAGCTAAACTTACCAGTCATAGCAAATCGCATGAACTGGTTAGTAAGACCGTCAATCACCGTGCCCATGCCTTTCTTCATGAGTTCAGCAGAGTTGTCGTACTCCTTCTGCATCTTATGCGCGGCTGAGATCATGCCGTCGAAAGCAGCCTCAGATTGGTCCATGTGCTCCCAGTAGGCTTTGTTGATCTTCTCGCGTGTAACTTCCTCAACCATGTTCGCGTACTCTTCGTAACGCTCCCAGTTCTTGTCTACCGCGTTAAGGGCTGTATCACGCCAGATGTTGATGATCTCAGTTGAGCGTTCCCAAGTTGGGTCGAGTCCGTTAAGAGTCTCACGCATAGCGTTAAGCTTCTTAGTAAACTTATCAATCTGGTCAGAACTGAAAGCATCCCCACCGCCTACAATCTTGTTCTGCTTCTCGTACTCTTTAGTAACTTCCTGCTCAGCCGCTAGGCGGGCAGTAGCTGCATCTTCAGCACGTGTCTTGAACTCCTTGTAGAACTCGCTTAGAGATTGCTGAGCGTCACTCAGGTAGTCTTGGGCAAGGTCATCACCGAACGTGTCCATGAACTGCTCTTTCAACTCGACAGTCTTAGCAATAAGGTCGCCAACATAGTCTTGGTTGAACGTGTCCTTAAGAACGCTAGAGATGTCGTCGCCCATACCGTCAATAGCGCCATTAGACTGAGCTCGGATCTTGCTGAACGCTTCAGTAAAGTCACCGCCTGAGAACGCTACTTTTAGAGCCTCCATTGTAGCCGAGCCCATATTAGTAATATCTGCAAACAGTGCCTCGAAGTTCTTCGCTACGTTCTTCGCCATAGTAAATGCTAGGCGCGGAATTAACGTGAACACACCGATAGCGATGTTAAGAACCTGCTTGAAGCCTTGTGCCAGCGACTCCAGTGTAATACCCGTGCTCTTCGACACTGTGTTTGCAATACCGCCGACAGTCTGGAACATCGACTTAGCCAAGCCTACAGAGAAGTCGTAGAATGCTGTTAGACCTTCCCATAGACCGGAAGCACCCTGTAGTACTAATTCGAACAGTTGAGCGCCGACCTTACGAGCGATAACGAACGCCCCGATCACTTTGTTGATAGCGTCATAACCAATAGACATTGCTTGGTCGATTAACGGTCCCATCTTAGTAAACAGCTCGTCTGCTGTGGTACGCATGGTGCTTAGTGCAGAATTGACATCATCCTCAATTAAGCTGTAAAGCCCTGAGAGCGATTCTGACGCCATATCGAAGCCAGCAGTAGCGAAGTCCGCCACAGTAGCGAAACTATCGCTCAGAGGCTTAATCTGGTCGCCCATAATGGTCAAATAGCCGATAAGGGTGGCAGCAGCTACCGCCATCGCACCCAACGGGTTAGAAACCATCGCAAGAGTTAACCCTTTTACTAATCGCGTAACAGTTACCAGACCTTTTAGTAAAGCTGGCGCGTACATTACTGCAAGACCAGCAGCAGCGCCAAGAGCCGCACCTGCAACTTGGTCGAGGTTTTGGCTCAACGTTACAATAGACTTAGCGATGGTAGACGAGATGCCTAGTTTACTATCTAGCTGACCAATGGCACGTAGGATCTGGTTATTCAGAACCTCCATTGCTTTACCAATAGTAAGGTTTACGTTTAGGAACTCCTTGTCGATAGCAGCACCCTGAGACGCAAGTGCGTTGAGTACTTCTTCCGTTGTGATAAGTCCCTGCTCACCAAGACGCTTCAAGTTACCAACAGCAACGCCCATACCGGAAGCAATTGCCTCGGCTAGACGTGGTGCTTGTTCGAGAACTGAGTTAAGTTCGTCACCACGGAGTGTGCCTGCCGCCATACCCTGACCTAACTGCAAGATAGCCGCGTTAGCAGCCTGAGTACTTGCACCGGATAAGGCAATGGCTTTGTTCACCGTCTCTGTGATCTGTAGGAGGTTATCCTGCGAGATCTTAAGACTCCGTGTAGAACGCTCAAAACGTGCGTATAGGTCAACGGTACTTGAGAATGAGGAATACGTTCTGTTCGCAATGCGGAAAAGCTGGTCCTCTGCACGAGCCAGCTCCTCTGTACTATGCGTTGCGATCTTAAGCTTCGCATCCAAGTTTTGATATTCGTCGGCATACTGCTGTAGTGCTGTTAGACCGTAGAGACCAAGTAGGAGGTTCAAGCCCTTACGCATCCCCTCCAGTGTGCTCGTGGTCTGTTTAGCACTAGCACCGATGTCATCGAGTGATCGTTTGACCTCCCGCGCACCGTGTTGCCGTACCTTGATAATGTAACTTTCACCAGCCATTACGTAAGTTTCACTCCCTTAGTGCTATCTGCGCCAAATCGGATCGATGCTTCAATCCAACCCGGAGCAGCCTGTGGTGATGGTCGGGTGGTGTTTAGGTAAACTACATAGTTGATGGTATTACTAATATAGATTACCGGGTCATCCCCGCGTAGAGTTCCCTTAGTAATATCGTTAATCGCTTTACTAAGTTGTTTCTGCACGAACAGTTTAGAACTTTTACTAAGTTCTTCATCCGAAGCCCTCTCCGCTACCGGAGGAGCCTGTGCAATTAGTTTGGGGCGATTCATACCGACCTGCCAGTTGCCAGCAGAACGACCCGTCTTCTTAGGGTTTCGCTGCATAAGCTCTCTGGTAATGGTCAAGGCAACTTCACGCTGCCTTGTTTCGGTATTAGCTTGGAGGGTGAAAGCGAAGTGCTTTAGATCTTTAGGTATGTCCGAGAAATTCGCCATGCTGTCCCCCTTGTTGATTCTGGTCCTGCTTCTGTTCCTGTTCGTACTGTTCTACTAGGTGGTCTAAGTAAACTTTCTCCATCTCGCGGAACAACTCACAGAACTCTTGAAACTCTCCCAGCTCTTCAATCCCGTACTTAGCGGCGAACCGTTCAAGGACTTCCCAAGGGACAAAATCATTTCTGGCGATAACACGTCTGTATCGGTATATATCCCAGAACATGTTATAGGTTGGTACTAATGGGTCTAGGAGTTTCGGCGCTTCTGAAGCAAAAGCCGGAAGTGGGTCTCCGGCTTCGATTGCGGCTTCAATGATAAACGTGAAATCATCGTCCCCGTATTCCAGCTCATGCTTTAGAAACTCTATTAGTTTCCCTTAGCTACTTCCAGATCAGGTTTGTAGTTCGACATATCCTGAGCGAATGACTTAATGTCTTCGAATAGGTGTGGAAGGGAGCGTAGTAGGCTTACTAAGTTCTCTTCGTTGTAGTCTAGGACTTCACCTTCTTCAGTTGGAATGCCGCGTTTCCACACTGGAGCTTCTGCACCTTCTTCAGCTACGTCTACTTCAAAGTTCTTGATGATGGTCTGCGTGTAAAGCTTCTCATCGATCTCTTTCGTAACTTCTTCTGGCAGGTTGCCTGACTTTATTAGTTTCAAGTACGGCTTACCAAGTTTCATAAGCAGACGGTTGTAGTCTGTGTTAGCGCCGCCAGCGTACGCCACTGTAACGCGGAATGAGCCGTAGTTTACCACTACGCCGTTCACTTCGTCGTTAGTAGAGGTGCGGAATAGAGCGAAAGGGTTAGTCTTCTTCATGGGATTTCCTTGTTTACTAATATTAAAAAAGCGCCCGTATTGGACGCTTTGATCTTATTCTAGGTTGTGCCTCGACGCAAGTGCTTCGATTTACTCCATGTAACGGAACTTCTGAATGCCTAGCGTGTAGCCGTAGTCTAGGTGTTTCAGAGCCGTGTAGCCAAGGTCTGCGGTATTAGCCGCGTTCTTGCCTGATACCGCCGGAGAGCCGCTAGAGTACTTAACGCGTGGCATATCGAACACCACGTGCTGACCTTCACCGTCTTTGAAGTTTAGGAGCAGTGACGTTGTCGAGTTGTTGATCACCTTCTCAACTAGCGACTTGTTGCCAAAGTACGTGTTTAGCGTGCCTGTCAGCTGGAACGTACCACCACCGATGTTAACCGGAGACTCGTAGCCGATTGCGTCGTCGTTACGTGGGTTGTTGTTCAGCGCCAGTGTAACGCCTGTCACGTAGTTCGGACCTTCAATCTTACGACCAGCTTCGCGTAGCTCCGCAACGTTAGACGAGGTGTTGATTACCACGTCTGTAGACGCTGGCAGGATAGTAGCACCCGCCACACCCGTCTCGTCGATAGCACCCTTAGTACCCTGAGCGTTGATGCTGAACGTAACGATCTGCTTAGAACGCATCTCCATGTTCATAGTACCGATACGCATACCATTGAAGATCTGGTGTGTTACCGGGTTGTGGTCCAAGAATGATTGCAGGAACGTGAATGACTTGGTAGCCACTCCGTTCACAATGTCGTCCTCTGGCAACCAGACTTGAATAGTCTTACCAGCACCGTTGTCAGCAGCCCATCCAGTAGGTAGGTCAGCTAGCGTAAGCTTCTTGGCTTCAATTTTAGTAACGCGCACCATAGCGTTCACGTTAGCCGTAGCGAAGCGGTTAGCCGCGTCCTTACCACCCAGCTTGATCAAGGAGCCCGGACGTAGCTTAAAGTTAGTAAAGTCGATGTTCGACCCTGACGTAGCTTCAAGCGTGTTTGCGGTGACAGTCAGATGACCAGAGCCACCTTGCAGACCAACTACGTGAATGGCTTCCTTACCCGTCTTAGACGCGTCGGCTACTAAGCCCGTAGCTGTAATATCTGTGGTGGTCGCAGCCGTAACAGGCTTAACACCGTTGTTAGCAGAGTTGTTGAAGTTCTTGAACAGAACCAGCGCACCAACAGGTAGCGCAGCGCCTACGTTAGTAACAGCAACTTTGCCAGCTGAGATAGCGCCAACTTCATCACCCTTGTACTGCGTGAACGAGTTCCAGCTGTTACGCATGATGCCGATCATTGATTGCTTCTGAGCGTCGTAGCTGAACTCCATACCGAACTCACCACCAACAGCCTGACCTACTTTGATGAGGTCTGTTGTCTGCATGGACGGGTCCAGTTCTTCCGATTCGATAGTCTCCGGCGTTACCGCTAGAGACGGCATGTTAGTAACGCGCTGGCGTACCAACTTAGGGTTGTTAGGGACAGTCCCCGGTGTAGTCTCTTCCACAATGGCAAGACGTACGCGGTTAGTATCACTCATTAGTAATTCTCCTACTTGATTTGCTGAAAGCGGAACGCACAATTTGCGTACGCTACGTTGTATGTCCCATCGTTCCCGGCAGGACTTGCTTTACACTCCCAGAACCAAAGGTCCCCGAAATGCTTACCTTCGAAAATATCACGTACAGCCATAGCGTAGATGTGAGCTGCGAAGGCGTTGCCGTTGTTAGCCGGAGTGTACACGTTGACGTGTACAACACCATCGCGGATAAAGGAGCGATTACCCTCATCACCCAGCGACTGGCTTGAAGTGGATTCTACACTGAAAATAACTTCGATATAAGCCTTGCCCGGTTGTGGTTTGTAACCATCGCCCTCGTAGGCAATATCAACCGTGGCAGAATGGGTCGCCCAGCCGTTAGTAAGTTCTTGGTTAATGCGTTCTCGTGCTTCTATGTCGTTCATCGTTTAACTACCATCTCGTAAATGATCGCAGCCTCCCCGTTAACGGTAAGAGGCGCACATGCCATGATTGCCCAGTCGTTCCCCTCAAATGACTTTAGCACGTCACCTGTGTTTGGGTGTGTAGTTCTGCCTTCACCAGCTGCTAGCACGTAGCGCATTTGAGTTTCGATCATGGTGCCCTGTTTGAGCATCGGCTCACGTAGTGCAGAAGGAGCACTGCTAACCGGAAAGACACAAGCCCACAGCTTGACATCGGTTGTTGTGGTTGTACCACCTAGCCACGGCTTATCCGGGTTGTTGCCCACTGTAGTAAGCGCGAAGTCGAACTGCTTGCCTGCTTCCTTGATACTTTCCAGAGCGTCGTCGATCTGCTCTTGGTATGCGTTAGCCATTTTAGTAATCCCCTATCGGTGAATACGCCCGGTAGTGTATACGTAGTCCTTAAGCCAGCTGCTCACCTTCTTGTAGTGTGGTGTTGAGTGCAGAACGGCTACAGGGTTTGCGTACTCGTACGTAGTAGTCAATGGACCCGTCTTCTTACTAACCTTAGTCACAGCACCACCCGGTTTTAGTAATGTGGTCTGGTTAGGGTAAAGGTCCCCACGTCCGGCAAACAATGCCAGCTCCATGTTAGCACGAACAACGCCTTCCGGCGTGCCAGTAATAGAACGACCAGCCTTGTCTACGAAGTCATGGCGGGGGAACGGTAGGAACTGTGGGTTAGTTGGGTCTTCTTCGCTGTACATCGGACGACCACGGAAATTGAACTCTTGAGCGATGAAGTCTGCACCCTTGATCAGTGCAGCTTTCTTCTTGTCGGCGTCGAAGCCTGCCCACTCTGTATTACCACGCTGCGCATGGTAATTGTCAGCCTGCTCTACAGACGCGAACGCGTTGGCATTGCGTACCGGGTAGATTCCAGTCTGTACGGTTAATGTGATTGCCATTTTAGTAATCTCCAGAAACAAAAAAGAGGAAGCCTAAGCCTCCTCCTTCCAATCAACAGTAACGTTAGTAATAGGTATTACTAATTAGCTACGGCGGTTACGGCTACGACCCTGCTTAGGAGCGTCTTCGGTCTGATCTTCCGTTTCGCCTGTAGCGTCTTCGCCAGCGCCTTCATCGACGGTAGGCTCTTCTTGCTTAGCAGCAGAAGCAGCAGCCGCTTTAACAGCTTTAGCAACGTCAACTTCTTCGTGAAGGTCAGCGTCGAAGTCCGACTTGTTGATCACCATTGGTTTGCCGCCGAAAGCACCAGTAGTAAACGTAACAATCATTGTAGGTACGTAACGTAGGTGTTCTTGCACGGATGCAGGCATACCAGAGCGTAGGTGGTGTTTTAGGTTAGGGTCAGATGCTAGAAGTAATTCAAGCTGTTGAAGAGCGTTGCCGCCGTTCTCACCGCTTGTAGCTTCTTGGATCGCACCACGTAGTAGTTCTGCTGGGTTATCAGATGCAGCTAAGATTTGCTTAAGCATCTCTTGCGGGTCAATTTGACTCATAATTCGTACTCTCAGTTTACTAAACTTAAAAAATAGGGAGGCGGGATAACCCTACCTCCCATGACCTATACGGGATTAGCCCGCTACACGCACTGCCAGTTCTGGACGTACTAGAGATGAACCCCATAGTAGGTCGTACGAGAAACGAGTACGTTTGTGCTCACGGCTGATTTCAAGACGTAGTGCTAGACCAGTTACCGGGTCAGTTGCAGTACGGATGATGTTGCCCAAGCCGTTAGTTTGGTCAGCCAGAGGACGAGATGCGAATGCAAACGCGTCACGGTGGAATGCCAAGTTAACAGTGTGAGTAGCTTTGAACGTGATCACAGCGTCGTCCGCTGGAGCTTTCTTGATCGCCGGAGTCACGGTCATAGTGCCAGCTTTAGCGCCAGTAGTTGCTACAACTGCGTAAGTCTGAGCGTCACCCGCAATAGTGAAGATGTCACCAGCTTTAACACCAGTACCACCGTCAGCAGCGTCTACACCACCGTCGAAGGCTAATTGGTTGCCTGTTTGACCAGCACCGTTAACAGCCGCAGCCGAAAGACCAGCAGCGTGAACAGGTACTTGTTGATCCATCGCCCAATCGAAGCCTAGTTTACGAGCCATTTTACCGTCACGTACTTGCTGAGCAGTCACAGCGAAGTTAGTGTCGTTGAATGCGCGTAGGTTAAGTGCATTACCTTCCGCAGATGGGTCCATAACGAAACGACGATCTTGACCCGGTGCAAGCTGGATGTTCAGCTTAGTACGAGCGTCAGTTGCTTCTTTGGTGTTTGAACCGAATGGAGTTACGCCCGGAGTACCTACCATGCCGTATACAGAAGTGTATTTGCCTAGGATGTCCGCGTTAACGTCGTTTACAAGAGACTTAACAGCTTCAGACGCTTGAAGCGGGATGATACCGTTCATTGATTGCTTAACGTCTTTATCCGTTAGGTAGAAAGGTGCTTCTTTCCACTTGTCTAGTGTAACTTTCGCTACTGTTGGCGCTACGTCGCCAGTGTTAGGAGGTGTTGCGCCCGGTGCAACGTCCTGAGTAGGAACCGCTGAAGGGATTGGAATATCCACTGTCAGACCCTTGGCTGCAAGATCACGATCATAATCGCGGTTTACTAAAGTCGGCATTACGTTCGTGCCACGAAGTGCCATTAAGCCCTGAGCTAACAGCTTCGGGGCGACAGCTTCTAAAGTATTAGCCATAGTGCTAAGTCCTCGTGTTGTCGTTTGATAAGTTCTTTCGCATGGTTTCCCCGAAACCCTTGAGAAGCGACCCCGCCGCTAAACAAGTTTGCTTTTGTTGGTTACATTATAAAACCCAAACAACTAAGTTCGTCAACCCCCTTATTAATAAAAACTAAAAAGCCACCCGAAGGTGGCTTTATGTTTACTAAAATTAAAATTCAGAGTTAAACGTTTACTTGAACTTCACCGGATGCAATTGCTTCAAGGTTGTTCTCGAATGCGTCCATATCGTCGCCGCTGATAACACCCTTAACGCCTTGACCACCCTGACCGCCTTGACCAGAACTGATCGAGGTAGTTGACTCAAACAGGTACGGACGGTCATTCGCTAGCTGCATACACCACTCTTCAGCTGATAGTGGTTTAGTAGCGTCGGCTGGGCTGTATGCAGGCTGGTCGCCTTTCATTGCCACAAGCTCGTCCTTCTCGTTCAATTGCCAAACCTGAGCAGCTAGGTCGGTAATGATGTCACGGGATGAGCTGTGAACCTTACCAATCTTGTCTAGCTGACCAAGGATGTCCGAGCCGATCTTTAGCTTACGGTAGTTTGACTGAAGACCGCTAAACTTACCTTCCCAGTCCTTAATGGATTTCGTAAGCTCTTGCTCACGAGTTTGGTGGTTAGTAAGCATGTCTTTAGTACGCGCTTCGATAAGTTCTTCGATCTTACCTTCTTCGATTAGCTTCTGGTCGCGGATCTTGTTCATCATCTCCATCGCTTCTTTAGCTTGCTCTGGATCTAGACCGTCGAACTTACTAGCCATTTGTTGCAGTTGCTGCTCCAACTGCTCTTTAGCAGATTGCAGGTTGGTATTTGAGTTACGGAACTCGTCTACCTTAGCTTTGTCCACAGCACCTTCTACACCGAGTAGGAAAGAGCCGTCAGCTTGTTGGATGTATAGGTGGCGGAACTCTTCTTGTACGTCGTCTAGTTTCTGCACACGGAATTTAAGCATGGTTGTATTTCCTTTCTGTTACTGTTAGTAAAATCGAGGTGTATTTTAAGCACTTTCTCGATACTCTTTCAATGTTAATGGTCGATCATCTTGGTCGGTGAGATCGCGTAGTGTTAGTTTACCCTGTTTCCACAACTCGAATCTACCCGGTCCAAGCTTCTTCTTGATCTCAGCATCTGTACGACGCTTGAGCATATCTTCGTACGTTTGGTCAGCACTAACTAGACCATCCATACTTGCCTGCATACTTCCCGGAAGGCTAGTACGCACTTTACCCGGCATATCTTGCCACGATTTCAGAATCGGTAACAGCAGTGATCGGCAATTCCAGTGTAGAGGGGGGATTCGGAAACGCTTCTTGTGATTCCCAATCGGCTTACCCTCTACCGTCCACGCAAGACCACTTCTGGCGATACAGATGTCAGATGTTTTTAAGTCCAGTACCGATAGCTGTTGATAACCATGCAGTAGGTCGTCGTTAGCTGCGTACATTCGCATCTTAGCATCATTCGCAATAGCCTGCACGGAACTTCTTACTAAAGTCTCAGCGTTAGAGCGCGATGTCTTGAGTATTCCACCCTCGTACAAGCCGTAGCGTTTAACCTTACCATCAGACATCTTACGCTTGCCGAACTTATGGAGGAACTTGCCGTTCACCCGTTCGATTAACTGATCGTTAGTCTCACCGAGTGCTACACCCATACGTATCTGGTCTACAAATTTCTCCATTGTGTCTGTAGCCTGACGAGCCCACCACTCTTTAGACGGAGCACCTTCAATCAGGACATTACTAACGACACTCTCTAGGAAGTGATTAGTAAGGAAGGTCTCGAACAGGCTGGCACCAATGGTGTTGTTCATCGCAGACATAGCCCAAGCGTATTCGATTACGCTTAACTGCTTCAGCTCGCCTAGCTGGTAGTCACGAGCGTCTTTGTAGTACTGCTTGATGATTGCTTCGATTTCTTTTAGTAACGCATTGAGTTTACGTTTAGTAACAAACGGCTGTGAGCCGAAGTCAGCTTTTAGTAACGCCTCTCTTATCTCGTCCGCCATTGCCAGTAGGAAAGCGGCAATGTCTTGCCGCTGGTTGGCTTCATAGCGGTATAGGTCAATCTGGTGGTCTGCGTAAACTACCGCCAGATTGTCACTAAAGTTCGCCATTTACTAATCCTTACTCTTAGCTTGATTGTCTACGTGGTCATTAGTCGCAGTCTTCTTCTCGTCCTTCTTAGCCTGCTCATCGTCCGGGATCTCGTCTTCTTCATCGTCTAAGTCCACCACGTCACTCTTACGACCAAGTTGCTTCATCTGCTTTTCAAACTGCTTCTCGATACGCTGCATCTCTTTCTCAAGAGTAGTACCAGCTTCGTAGATACCACCACGCTGCAAGTTGTAGAAGAATGTTTCCATAGACATCTTGTCGGTAGCCACCAGCGCAGCCATTGAGTTCAGCATCTCGGTTGAGATCTCGATGGTCAAGAAGTCTGTGGTTAGTACGAAGCCTACTTTCGTACCGCTAGAGACGAGGGTCCACGGGGCAATGAATTTACCAAGGAGGTAGGTTAGTGCTACGGAACACTGGCGTGCAACGTTAGTAACGATACTGTTCTCACCCGTCTGGCGTAGTCGGACCGTGTCTTTAGACTCATTGGCTTTCTTGTCGTTCTGGAGCATACGAGCACCCAGTACTGCCATTTCCCATTTCTTCTCAGTATCGGCTTTCTCCAGTGAAAGCAGACCTTGCCCGGTGTACTCAAGCATACCTACCTTGGCTTCGTTCTCCGGGATGATCCAGCAGTTGTAACCACCGATGCGGAAGTCCTTGTCTGGGTCTAACGATGCGGAACAGATGTACGGTGTTGGCAGTGCGGTAAAGTGGCGACCCTGCTCCAAGTCGGCGGAGGTGATGTAGTGTGAGATGTTGACGTCTACGATAGGCTCAATAGGAGCTTCCTCTGGACGACCCGACATCTTACGAGCACCGATCAAACGGAAAGGAACTCCCTCGACTTCCTTACCTCTTACTAAAACTGCACCGCCCTGTTTTTGGACCCATGAAGCTTCACCCTTCTGCTCGCCCGGTTGCTTCTGCACAATGCGGTAGTTAAGCTTACCATTCTTGTCTAACCACAGCTGAGTTACTTGCGGAATCTCAACGGATAGGAACATGTTGGAGTCAGGGGACTCGACGTATTCAACGAACTTGACGTACGTTAGTTGCTTAACGCCATTTACCACACCGAAGCGCCAGTCCCAGATGTTCTCGGCGCGGATTACTGACAGGAACGGCTTTAGCTCGCTTGTACCCGGAACGGAGTTGTAGAACGCAAAGATACCCACCCAGCCTTGGAGCATCTGCTCCTCGGTAATTTCCTCTGCCACTTCCGCGATAGATGAGCCCGATAGACCGATGTTATCTAAATAAGACATCTTGCCTTCCGGGAACGTGATGGTTGGAGTCTTGGCGTGGATCATGCCATTAGTACCGTGCAGGGCACGTAGAGCTCCGGGGAAGAAGTTAGCACGAACTACCATAGCATCGTACTCGTCGGTTGACTGACCTTCCAACTGAGGCAACAGCTTAACGCCAGCCTCCTTCACAGCGTCTGTACCAGCACACACTAGGCGGTTCTTCTCCCAGCGTTTAATCTTCTGGGTGTAAATCTTATTCTTGTGCTCAATCTCTTTAGCTGTGAATGTAACTTTCTCAGCCTTCTTGTTTTCTTCAGCCATTAGTAAAATCTCCTTAGTGACCTGCAAGTTTAGTAACGCCCGCACGCATGTGTAGCGGGAACATCCTCGCTACAGGGTAGCCCATAGCATCCAAGATGTGGGACATCTCTTCTTGTTGCTTCATTTTCTCGTGTGAGTACGACTCTAAGTAACGGATCATCTTCACGCACTTCGGTGAGATAGTCATAGTAGGCAAGCCCTTCTTAGGATTCAGCTTGCCATTTACTATGTTGTATCGGTCACGCTTAGGCGGGTTGGTAGAACCAACGTCAATCTTGATCTTGTACTCATCCCTAATTATACGGAAGTCGGTCATACCGCCAGCGGCGTTAGTCTGACGCTTACGCCCGGTAGCATCCGGGTAACAGATAGGGCGGTACTGTCCATACTCAGCCAATATTGTCTCACACATGTCGTAGGTGTCCGAGTTCGGTAGTAAGATCTCGTCAAAGAAGTGGATGTGTCCATTCAAAGACCAGAACATAGCCGCCGACATCGGGTTAACGTTAAAGTCGAGACCAAATCCAATCTTAGCTCCTTTAGGAATCTCCGGGAACTCCATAACGTTACGCTCACGAGTGAAGCCGTAGTAAACACGACCCTTAGCCAGCGGTACGAACTTACCACTAACGTACGACTCAGCAGCCTGAGCACTAAGACCACGCTCAAGGCGTTCCGTGTACTCCTTACCAAGTGCTTTGTTTTCTTTCGAAGATGCCTGCACCAAGTGTACGTCGAAGTTCTCCTTCTCCTCACCCTCAGTGATGTCGTATCCCCAGTTCAAGTCCTCCGGGGTGCCTGTCAGCATGATCCGTTTAGTACGGGCGTTAGGGTGACGGACACGAGCAAGCATCTGCTCGAATACCTCGCGTGATTGGATGAACGGTTCGTCAATCAGAGCCCCACACAAGTTAGGACCTTTAAGGGCGTCCGGGTCATCGCCTGAGCCGATCCAGATAATACCCTCACGACCTTTGTATCGGATCAAGAACTCCCAATCCGCCTTGTTGTACTTCCAACTAAAGCCCTCTAGCAAAGACTGCTTACCTTGCAGCAGTTCCTTGATAGTAATTACCATCGTCTTACGAGCGACCTTGTACGACGGAGACACACACATAAACGGTATGCCGGGATTCTCCAGTGCCATTGAGATACTGATCTTGCCTGCGGTAAAGGTCTTCCCACCACCGTACCCGGTTACTAACGCGGTGATGAAACTCTCTGATTCCCAAAACTCGCGTTGGTGGGCAAACATACCGCCTTTGATCAGTTTGCCGTTCTCGTCCATCACTGGCTCTTCTTTACGCCAGAAACTCATATAGTCTCCTTTACTAAACTTAAAAGTACTTAATCTTCCAACGAGAAAGCCGTACCGAGTCTTTGTGATTATGGTCAGGGAACACAGCCCTTACTCTTAGTAATAACTCGTATTTAGCCAGAGCCTTATTTGAAGGCTCCTTGTCTGCCTTCTTCTCGTTGCAGTACTTACAACTTAAAACAATATTGTGAAATCCGGGAACACCCTCACACTTCGGTATAAAGTGGTCCCTAGTAAAGCCGTTGGCACGGACGCTCGGTTGGTAAGAGCCCGGAGACATCGGTTTACAGCAGTAAAAGCAGCGCCCTAGCTGCACTTCATATAGGTCTAGTTTCGAACGCACGCCCTCCTTTATGTCTGCCATACGCAGTCCTCGTTAAGTAAATTGTCAGCCGTAGGATACAAAAAAAGCCCCCACACCGCTAGATGTGAGGGCTTTGGTTTCCCGAAGGAAGTCCGGTTCGCCTAGTGACCTACTCAGTAAAGTCAGCCACTGGGACCATATTCTTAACGTCTTCAGCTTGGTTGTCAACGGCTTCCTGCGCGTTGTAGTAGCCATTCACTGACACCATCTTCGGAACGTACACTGGGAACGTGTCTTGGTCTTCAGCGACAGCTAGACGGAACAGGCATGTGTGTACTTTGCCAGTCTTCAGATTCATAGTCTGAGCGATGAACTCATTGCCCTGACTATTTATCTGTGAGTCTTCGCGGTAGACCGTAACCAGAGCAAAGCAACGATCCGCAGTCTGACCGATAACTTGCACAGCCCCAAGCGAGGATGGAGCTTCGATAACCGTGATAGCCACGATCACCCCGCGCACTGGGATTTTTAGGAAATCGAACTTACCAGTACCGTCTCCCACAAATTCCGTACCCTGCACAGTTTCGTTTAGGAAAATGCCAGCAGCTGCGCACAGCTCACCGAAAGCGGTAACGCAGGTTTCCACCGTAGGGACCTTCGGCTGGCTCGCATCCCACGGGTTACGGATTGAATACGCCTTAGTGTTGTTTAGCTCGAAGAAGAACTCATCATCTCTAGGCTGTATAAAGAAATCTGTTGGCTCCTCTAATAGCGCCCCGTACTGCTCAATTAGTAATTCCTTCACTTTATCGTTATTCATCGTCAATTCCATCCTTCGCTGGGTTTAGCTGGTCTCGCCAGTCTTCTATGATCGCGTAGCCGTTGTCCGGCATTGCATGTTTAGTAAGCCAGATACTGTACTGCGAGAACATCTCCTCTTTATCGGCGGCATCTAGTACGAACTCACTATCGTTTATGAGCTGGGCAACAAAGTCCCGAACCGCAGCTGTCGCCAGCTCGTCCGGGTGGTTCTTAGTAAACTCTGGTATCGGATACTCCCGCTCAGTAACCCATACGAACGGAGTCCTATGCCCCCGCCACTCAGCACGCGTGTAGACGTACTTAAGGTCACACCAGTGTCGGCGCTTATTAAACTTGATGGTAGGAATGCGTCCTGATTTTACTAACTTACGCCATAGTACCCAGAATCCCCACGATAGCGCCTCCATCATGAGGAGTAGGATAATTAGCGTCCCGGTGATAGTCATCTTATAAAAACCCCTTCTTGCGACTACGCTCCCGCCTAGGAGCAGCTTTATTTCGAGTTCTCCGGCTCGTGGTGGCGTTTTTAACGGCGGGTTGAGGCGTTGGTAGCCTCATGTCGTTAATCGTCCCCAGAGACAATTCTACAGCCACCACCTTCGTGATGGTTGGGTAATCGTGGTCCCGGAGTCTAAACAAGGTTCCGGCGCGTAGGTCGGACATCTTGATCAAGGACTTGTGCATGTGCGTTACTTCACGGTATCTACGTCTTAGTAATTTGCAACATAGGTCAAAGTCTTCGTCTCGCATTATGGGACGTAAGTCGCTGCGCAGGTAATACAGGTACGAGCTTGTAAGTAGTGCGGATACGACTTTATTAGGGTTGTCCTTTAGATCTTCCCATTCCCACATAATGGCAGGCTGATCAGCCGTTCTTCTCTCTCGTCTTCTCATCTCCCTTACTCTTAGTAAAATGGTTCATACAAATATACGTCTAACTAAAAAAGTCACTCTTGCGGTTGTACACAGCGTTCAACTCTTTAGCACGATGCAAGGGAAGACGTGACGCCCTTGCATCGTAGAGTACGCTACTTAACTTGGATGGTGCTGACGTCGTTCGTGGTGACTGTTGACAGTGATCGGCTGTACGCTCGCAGCTTCTCAATACGGTTAGCCACTCGGTGACTAGCACGGTTCTTAGCCAGAGCCAGTGACGGATACAAACGACCATGCGTTAGCGGTACTTCTTTACGGATCAGTACCTCGCCCGTGCTGGCGTAAATACCGCGTATCTCCTCCGCAGGTACATTGCAGTGGAAGAAAGTAGCCGTGGAGTCCCTATCCATCACAAATCCGTAAAGGTCGATGCACTGCTCTGTACGCATCTTCAAGAGCATGGGATTAACCTGACGCTGGATGTACACAGCAGCGTTCTCCAACAGCTCTTCGATGTCGTCAGCTATCTGCTTAGCCGTAATATTTTCCATTTTACTAAACCTCTCTATTAGTAAGTTCTGCCAGTGTTTGCTCAGCCATGTCTTGGTGGATGTACATCGTAGTAGGGTAGCCCTCGTAACCATCCTCCCAGACAAACCAAGCGTAGTTTGATGAGTTCGGGGATTTCTCCAACTCTGTCTCAAAAGAGCCGTCCGCCAGCTCCTCCACGACTACACCCTTGTCACACTCGATACGGAATGCGAACGGTAGGATGTACTTCAAAGGGGTCTGCTCAAGAGCCGCCGCTCGTGCCTTACCCGTCTGAAACTCCAGACGTACCAGCATAGCCATATACCCGCCCTTAGCCAGATTCTGCTCCAGTAGGTTCTCTACGATTGGCATAGCTCGGTTGTAGGGTGGATTAGTAATAATGCACTCATACTCACCGTAATGGTACGACTGAGCGTCATACTCTTCACGAGCGTTACCACGCCCCCAGTTAAACATGTCGAAGCTGTGTACTACGTGACCGAACTCCTCCAGCTTATCCGAAATGTGGCAAAGTCCGCAGCAGGGCTCAAGGATGATAGAACCGCTCTCTGGACGCCAGCGGGAGAACAGCCCCGGAATAGCCAGTGGGTGGTTAGTAACGTAAAGGTCTGGAGAGTCGTTCGACTCCTTGCGGTTGTTGTTAGGAAGTGCTCCCACATCAATCTCCTTAGTAAGTTTTGTACCCAGCCGCCCGGAGCGAGAATAGGCTGTCGATAGTGTCCTGCTGTGCCTTGGATACGGTTTCGTCGGCGTGTAGGTACTTGTTTAGGATCGACTGTGCCCACAGCTTTCGGTACTGGGGTGATTGCTTAAGACGTCGAGCCGTTTCCTTAATAACTTGGATTCGGTCTTTGTCAGGATTGTTTACGATTGCCAACTCGATAGTGGTGGCTATGTCTAAAATAACTTTCATGTCTTTAGTGAGCTTTCCACTCTTACTAAAGCATGATACTTCTTTGCGCATTGTTAATCTCCGTTTTTAGTAATTATACGGATTAGAGTTGCCTACTGTCGTTTACGTGCTCAAGCCACTTCAGTGCGATACTATTAGCAAGGGTGGAGAGTGTCGCTGCTGAATTGCTGTCCAACTGTGAGAAGATAGTGTTGATCTCACTGCTAGTAACACGCATGTGCTTTGGCAGCTCCGTCCTACAGGTCGTCTTGAAGTTTGGGTATTTCGTGTACAGCGATGTCAGCGTGCTGCCAGCCTCCGAGCGTGATGGTTCGGTGTAGGCAACGATCTGGTCGAGCACGTCTCCAGCCACGAAGTTTCCCGGTGTACTAAAACCACCTCCGAACAAGATGTCAAAAACGTTAGATAAAGCCATGTTATTACCTCCTGATTTTTGCGGTGGAGTATAACGAAAAGCCCCCGGCAGTGCGAGGGCTTAGTAGTTACTTTCTACGAGACCGTGATGCTGGCTTAGCCTGCGTAGCCTCGGCTTCTGGATTCAACAGGGAATCCTCCTGCCAGTCCTTAGCGCACTTGTTAACGTAGTACGTGTGGTTCTCATGCACGTTGTCCAGCACCTGCACCCCGTGGTTTTCTAGGACTATGTCGTAGTTGGATGAGATGCCGTGGTTCTCATGGTAAACCATTGAGACCACGCGTTGGTGAGGTTTTACCGCAGCGGAAAGCAGCTCCGCCAAACTGCGGCTACTTAGCTGACCACCGCCGATCCACTTCCCGTACTTGTGGTAAATATTGATAGTCTCGAAACGCATGACGCCCGCTCCTTTAAGTTTAGTAAACTACTTGACCACTTCTTCAGATTCGCCCTCAATCGCTTCCTGCTGCTCAGACAGCATTACGATCATCTTCTGCGCGAACGTACACTCGGCATGTAGGATCAAGATTCGACGGTCAATAAGAATCTCTTCCAGCTTAGACACACCGTCTTCACACTTGCGGAAGTACAGGGCGTCACACTCTTCGTTACGCTTCTGCAAAAACGCCACGTAGTACTCTACAGTTGGGAACAGCGCGTGGATGGTAGCTTGGGTGTTAAGACCAGCGTAGTCGCATGGCTCGTGGGCGATAGCTTCTTGATACGCTTTCTTACCCTTCTCGGTCAGCGTGTACACGAACTTGTTAGGCTTGCCGTCTTGTGGGACTTCGCGGCTGTCCACTAGGTCCGCAGACTCCATACGGCGTAGTTCGCGGTATACCTGCTGGTGAGAGGCGGTCCAGTGGAGGTCATTAGCGGGCATGAAGTGGTGAGCTACGTTGTAGCCCGTGCAGTCTTTGATAGTAGCAACTGCGTGAAGGATAACTTTTTGAAGATTAGTGATAGTAGCCATTTTAGTAAAACTCCCTGCTGAGTTAGTAGATTAGTAAATGTATTCAACAGGGAGGATAGTAACGTTGTTTCAGATGAGTGTCAAACACTTTTTAGTAATTTTTTTCACCCCAGTCCGGTTCCGTAGGCTACATAACAAACGAACATCCACGTAAGGCATACAGCGAGGATGTTACAGAGCGCCTGCCAGAGCTTGACACGGAGTCCCATTAGGCTCGACGCCAAGATCCAAGACCAGCAGAGCATCAGGAATAGATTGCCGTTAGCATACAAGTTCCAGTCAAGCCACATCCAAAAATGACGCCAGTCGCTGAAGTAGTAAATGGCTTCCATTAGTAACCACCCCCAACGCTGTAGACACGATACGCCCCGTCTAGTGGGTCCGACATAGGGATCTTTTTGTAGCCACACTCTTTCACGGCATCGAAGTAGTCCTCCCCATGCTCCATAACTTGTTCGTACACCCACTGGTCACACTTCAAATTGTGTAGACGTTCCGGGGACGCACACCCGGCAATTGTGGTGATTGCTAACACCAGTATTAACTTTTTCATTTGTTACCTCTCTTCTTAGCTCTCCAATATGAGAACACGATGGAGTTACAAGTATCGGACTCCGTCGGACTCAGGTTATGATTGTCTTTAGTAATTTTGTAGATACACCGCCATAGGTACTTTATCTGCTTACCAGTAAGGTATAGGCGTGCATCTGCGTGCTTTTTAGTAACATCACACCAGAATAGGTACAACTGGCGGTGTTCACGATTAAGGTCCAGTGGCTCTTCGTCGTCGGTAGGCACTAGGCTAGGCTCAATGATCGGCACGTTATCAGCATATACCGGGACAGTATGACCACAGCGCGAGCACACGCCCTCGTAGCCTTGGAACATGTACCCGGTATAGATTGGGTCGATGACGCGGACTTCGCCGGATAGGATGTCTTGGGAGACTTGCTTAGGAGTCCACATAGGGCTTACATTCGCGGGAGTCTTCCACGGAGTGTCGTGACCGAACATTTTACAGATAATACGCATTTGTTAATCCTCGTTGGTTTTACTAATAAGTATACTCCCACTGTTTCACATGTCAATGCTTCAGACACAAAAAAGCCCCCGTTAGGAGGCTTTTAGTAAAAGTGCTAGAGTAGTTCCAGAATCTCCGACTCGTAGATGATTCGGATTCCCAGCTCTTTAGCCTTGGTAAGCTTAGAGCCTGAGTCCTTGCCACACACCAATATGTCGGTGAACTTGTTCACACTGCCGAACACCTTAGCTCCGCGAGCAGATAGGAGGTCTTTTACAGCGTGGCGAGTTACCTTGCCGAAAGTACCGGAGATGACCACCTTCTTACCAAACAGCGGTCCGTTCTCGATAACGCGGAAGGCATCCGGGAAGAAGTCTCCGAAGATGACCTCACACACGGACCCTTTCTCGTGGATAATCCAATCACCCTGACGGATAGTCCATGATAGGAAGCAGTCGGATTCAATTTTTAGTAAATTGTCATACCGCATCGTTACGGTGGTCCCACCGCGTTGCTTCATGAACTCGATCACCTCTTCGTGGTTATCTCCGGTGAACTGGAGCGCGATGATCGGATTGGTTCGCTGTACAGTTACTACGCCCATTAGATGTCTCGCTCTAAGTCTTCTTCGTCCAACTCGATGATACCGTGAGCACCATGCTCTAGTGCTTCCAACGCTACGCTATCGATCATGCGATGAACTGGAGTACCACCGTCTTCAGCTTCAGCTTTCAAGTAGCTGATCAGCTCGTGCCCAAAGATGTCTACGTCTGCAACGTGGACTGCGCCGCCTACGCTGAAGTCTGCCTGACCCGACTCGATGCTCATGCGCATAGCTTCCACACCAATAGACATCACGATACGGTCATTGTCCATCTCGACCTCAAGTAGTTGGTCACGTCCTGACGGAATGCCAGCAAACACTTTAGTAAACTCTTCCGGCGAATACGTGCGCAGGTCCCACTTGCCCCAAGCAACTACGTAGTTCCCTTTAGGGATGAGTATATTGCCTGTGCCAAGGTGCGCAAGTAGTGGGCTGTCGGCTTTCAAGTTCATCGCGATTTCTACGTTAGCAAACTTAGCAGCAAACTGACGTACCTGCGCCCAGTTACTACCGTTGTACTGCACGGCACGGAAGGGCTTGTTCGGTGTTACTGTTAGTAAAGTAGAGTCCATAACTCTTCTCCTGATTATTAGATTAGTAAAAACGTACTAGCAATGCTAGTCACGACGATTACGCTTAGCCATACGCTTTGCACGAGGAGACTCCTCTCGCTCTTCGATGCCGTACTCTTCTGGCTCTTCAATGGGCTCGGCAAGGTCTTCCATCTCCTCTTCCACAGCAATAGCCACCTCTGGCTCCAGCGCAGCTACACGAGGCTCAGAGAACTCGCGGTCCCCGGCAATAGACGCTAAGTCATCTTGCGCTGGAGCCGCACACGGTGATAGCGGCGCAGGCTCGTCCTGACCCCACTTGTAAGTGGCTTCAAACTCTTGTGCCGACATGACTTGGAAATCACCGTTACCAAATAAGACTAGGTACTCGTCTTCAAAGATCGCTACCTCACCATCGTCGATACTGTTGTAGCGGTCCGGGAACTGCTTGTAAAACGCCTTCTTAGGGGTGAATGTGATGCAGGGTTTAGTGACACGTTCGCGGCGACCAAAGCCCGGATCGGTAGTCTCCTCGCCCATTACTAGGTTTTCCAGAACATCAAGGTGGACTAAGGCTTGGATTACCGTTCCCACGTTGTTCTTAGTAAGCTGTACCGCGTGGCGCTGTTTCTCAGGACGGCGGTAAGTGATTGGCATAGGGTGTGGCATAACGTTATCCATGTTGGACTCCTTTTTTGGTTTAGTAAAAACGACAACAGGGAGAAGTATATTCCCCCTGTTTCTTATAGTCAATACATTTTAGTAAAATTATTCTGGTGAGTAGATTTCCCAGTCCGTCGCTAGACTATCCGACGTCGATGGGGACCAGCTGGCTACATCGCCTGTGGCGGTTTTTAGTAACCAGTGAGCACGCATAGGCATGGTATCACCGAAGAACGGGGTAAGACCTGTTCCCTTCGTTGGGATGTCTGCCGCTGGTACGTACACTAGGCACATGTCAGCGCCGTTCCAACCCTTACGACACACGCGATGTCCCTGCTTAGCAGCTTCTACCGCGCCGAGGTAATCCATTGAGAACTCGTCTGTGTCTCCCAACTCACCAACAGGCATCGACATAGCCACATCACCGTCTAGCCAAACTAGAGTTAGTAAGCCGTAGATTGGATGACCTTCAGCACCGTAGTTCGACTTGATACAGCGTACCTTACGCGTGCCAAACTCGTTGTGGTGGTAGAAGTCCAAGTCTTCAGCGATAGTCGAGTGGTTGATCGCGTATGAGCCTATTGCACGACCTTCTGGCTCGTCCACCGGGACAGGCTGCTGTGGATGTTCCCAGATGATCGTGAAGTTCTTGCTAAAGTAAACTTCATCCATGCAGTGCAGTTTAGTGGTATCCCACACCAACCAACTGCCAACGGTGATCAGCTGCGTACCACCGATAACTGGGTACTCCAACACATCCGGCTCTTTAAACGTCGGCGTGTTCCCGGTGCAGTTCTTAACGAACTCAATCACCTTATCAGCGTTACCGCCGATGTATTCTAGGGCAAGTGATCCCACTGGACCTGTGATGTTGACTGGTACTTGCATTATTGCTTGTCTCCAACTTGGTTCTTAGCCGCTTTGCGGTCCAGAACAGTTTTAGTAATGTCGTCACCAGTACGCATACAGATAGCGCGTAGTAGGTAGACGGATTCACGGTAGTAAGGGCGACAGCACTCGCAGCAACCGCCCTTGGCATTGTACGCACCAACCGTCAGCAGGTCTAGGTTTGCATCGACGCAGTAAGCCACTTCGGTATCTTCTAGGATGTCGTCGAAGTCACAATCCATGATCACCGCAGAGGGTGTTAGGATTGAGTCAAGCTTCTCTTCGATACCTGACTTAAACGTGCCGTCAATGCTCTGCACAAGCCCCACAGCCTTCTCCAAGTCTTCTACCGGGGCATTCTCTAGGTCAGCGTCGTACTTAGCCATGTCAGCCGCTACAGCTGACGGAGATTGACCTTTGAAAGTAACACCGTTGGTTTTAGCACGTTTAAGTGCTGCGAATACGTCTTTGACTAGGTCGATAAAGGTGTAACGTGAGTCCATTTTCAGCTCCTTTAATTTTAGTAAAATGGATGTTGCAGTAAACTATACGGTCTATTGTTCGTAAGCGTTGTAGTCATTCACGCGGAAGTCCTGCTTACGGTAGTACTCGATCACGTGCTTGTCCATGCCCAGCAGCAATACGTTGTTCAGCACAGCAAATTGGTGGAGCCAGAGTGGAACAGTCTCACCACAGACGAAGATGATGTACTTACCACCCTCTTTAGGGAAACTCACGCCCTTTAAGTTCTCCGGTTCACGGATAAGGCGTGGTTCCGTCGGTGAGATGCCCATACGACGGCAGGTATTAACCATCACGTTTGCTGTTTGTGCGAAAACGAAGAAGGGAGCCATAGCGTCCTCCTATAACAGTATATTAGTAAAAATGCGATTGTACTCTTCGTTAGTTACCACCACGAAACTCGTAGATGATCGGACGAGCACATCGCCCCGGTTTACACGGATAGGATCAACCATACCCATGAGTTTGATGCTAAAGTAGCCCAGCTCGACAGAACGCTTTATCAGGTCGTCGTCGAAATTAGTAACGCCCGTGAACAACAGGACCATCATAGCAGCGTCGATAGTACCGTCCCACTGGCAGGCGTTGCAAAGGTTCGCTTTAGCCACGCAGAAAGCCCCTGCAACGTTGCTATTGCGTATATCAGGGTCTAACTGCATGTCCTGCTCGAAAACAGCTTCTACGCTCATTTGGGGCTCACCTCCAGCCAAGCATGTTGATAATCCGTAAGGTCTATTGTGGCTTCCTTAAACTCGCGGTCAAGGCGTCCGAATGCTTGCGTAGCAGCTGAGCGTACGAACTTGGGCATGGGCACGTCGTAGTGGACGCGGTTACTAAACCCAATACCAGCAGCACGACCCTGCACGAATGCTCTGGTATTCCCGATAAGGATCGGCATCTCCGGCAATACCGGGACACGGTAGTGTATCTTAACCGCACACGCTATAGTGGTCATACGCATATTATTGGTCTCTCTTCACGTAGTGAGCAACGTTCATCGCGGCTATATTAGCAAGCTCCATCCTAGAATTTAGCTCACCAATCTTACTATCCAGCTTAGCGATGATCTTCAACATCTCGCAGGGGATGTCTGCACCAGCCATTCCTCGCAGTACAAAGATCGTAGTCCCTCGTAAGGCGTGGTCTGTGGCTACGTACTCCTCGGTATCGAATGTTTCATCCGGGGCTTGCTCACGTTGTAGGACGTGTGTTCCAAGGCGTTGTACGTTGGGGTCTTTCTTCTCCATACGTATCACCTGCTGGTCACGAAGCACGCCCATGAACGTGCCCGCGTTTGTCCCGCCTACGAGTAATACACGGTTCCAACCAAATGAACTTTCCATTTTACTAATCCTCCATCAAGGAAGCTTTCGCTTTTAGGTGTTCGATGTACGACATCTGGTGCTCCTGTGCTTTCAGTAAGCATTCTTCCACGTGCTTACGGTCACGATTGCAGATGCAAAGCTGGCGTGCTATGAATACACTCATCTGGGCTTCCTCACACAGACCTAGCATACGCGTGCAGTCAACGTATGCTGCCATAACCGATAGCGGAGAACCCTTACTAAGATTAACAAGAAGCTTCTCCACGCTGCGTGCTCCGTGGTAAGCACGAAGGCTCCACGTCTTACGGCATTGATACATCGCCGTGTTGTAAAAGAACTGACTCCCATCCGGTCCCAAGAACTTCTCCATATCCTTAGTAAAGAATGGGTTTCCCGGTCCGAACTTTACAGCCATAGCCGGGTCCACGTCTTTAGGCTCTGGGTCGAACCCGAAGTACATTGCAGTGCATCCCAAAGCTGCTGCATACGCTTCCGCATCTTCACGGGTAACGCTCTGTTCGTTACCGCGTAGGTCGATAGTATTTGCCATTTTACTAATTCTCCAATTTCATGAGTGTTGTTGAGTTGTACACGCGATCCCAGAACTCCAGAATGGTAATGGTCTCTTCATACCAGCTGTATTCGAAGTTCTGGCGGTCCCATCCATCCGGGTCCATTACGACAATCCCGGTGAGCTGAGCCCAATGTACGCTTGCACGTTTTACTAAAGGTAAACGCTTCCTACTCATCATCAATGCGCCCCGCGTATCGCATGTCCGCGTCTACCATTACGAAGTGTAGTGATAGTGGTAGTATTGCACGGAACTCGTCTAGCATCTCGCAGTCAACTCCCGGCAAGTCCCACACGTACTTGTACCCAGCAATGAACTCAGGGTCAAAGTTCGACTCCCAACCGCAGCTAGGGCAGCGGAACTGCTCCTCCCGGAACGCTGTTCGAGGGACCGACTTGCAGTCACGACCACCACAGTAAGGGGTGTACCCACGTTGCGTTAGTAAGTTCGCCTGCACCAGTGATGGGGTCCACTCTACACCGTACACGCTACGTAAGAATCTCGGATGGACGATTGTCGCTATCTTGGTGTACGCTTCCCACAGCAGTTTTAGTAACATTACAGCCCCGAAGTCGCCAATGTAATGATGCCCCGCGTGAACATCTTGGAAAGCGTCACAGAGTTTGTCGAGGGCTTCCGAGGGTTTCTCCTGATCGACTACCCACTCATGCAGCTTAAGCAGCAGGCTGTCGTAGTAAGCTATGGCGGCTTCTGCCATTTCTGTAGGGCAGTATGTTACAACATCAAACTCACCGCACGATAGGTCCACCGTACCGTTAGTGTGCTCCCCGAACACAAAGAACGATGGTAAAGCTTCGTCGAAGTACTTGCGTTTCATTTTAGTAATCTCCAACCAACCCAGCGAACTTCGTACGAACTTCCCCAGATATGTTGCCAACGAAAAGTACAAGGTCGAATCGCTGTCCCTGTACCGTTTTGAAGTTACGCTCGTTTACTAACGTAACATCCTCTCCCTTTTTGCCAGTGTGGTAGTAATGCTTCTCATCGTAGGGTACACGACCCTTAGAAGTTACTACCAGTGTGCGGTGTGTCGGTTTAACCATTCTACGAGTCCTTCTTCAGACTTGCTGCATTACGCGTTTGAATTTGATAAGCCTTGAACAAGCATTTACTAAAGTTCTCCATGCGTTTACAGTTCAAAGCCACCTGCAAATATTCCTGCGTACGTTGGGAGAGACCAATACCGGGGATGTCTTCCACCATGCGCTTACAATGCTTTAGCGACTTGCCGTCTGTGAGTGCTTTAGTAACATCCTTCAAGTTGTACACGGCGTCCTTAGACTGCTCATACCAGCCAGCCTGTACGCGAGTAAGCTCCTCGCTCATATTGAAGTCCTTCATTTTACTAATCCTTCTTAGTTAGTTGGTGTATAAAGAGTATATGCCACAGTGTTACTAACTGCAACTATTATTTACTAATCCTTTGTACGCGGTGGTCTAAGTTTTCCCTTCCGGGAGGCAAAGCCGAGTGCCTGCGCATAACTCCAGCCGAACTTGTATACCCGGTCCTCTACTGTGCGTAGTGAGAAACCCAGCGATCTACACCAAGCACGCAAGTTCAACCGCTTCCTGTCCTTAGTAATCAGTACCTCCGTTTTAGTAATAGTAGTGCGTACGCCAAAGAGTACCCATTCTATATCATTCCGGTACTTCCCACCAAGGCGTCGCTGTATACTGGATTTATGAAAGCCGAACCTATCTGCCCACACCTGTTGATTCAGCGTCTCCCCATCGTACGTTAGTAAAACACTTCTTCGTTGGTTGCGGTTTTGCTCTTGGGTAGTGGCTGCACGCATATTCCCCGGCTCGTAATCCCCATCGTTATCCCTACGGTCCATAGTCAGGTCATTCCCATCTACGAGGTAGCCGAAGTCCTCATACCATTTAGTAAATGAGTTACGCCATTCTGGGCATACGCTGATCCCGCGCCCTCCGTAGTTCTTGTACCTTGGGTCCTTTGGGTTGTGGCAGCGTGCTACCATGCGTGCGTGCTTTCTTTGCATACGATGACATTGATAGCATACGGAAGCCTTCGCAGAGCCCCGCACAATTCGAATGGGGGCATGTCCCCGGAAGCATCGGTCCTCGACTACAATCAATCTCCTCTTCGGTCTGGTCATCTGGTCCTCCGTTTTAGTAAAAACTTCAAAACTGGTCCCGGAAAAAATTGGTCCACGAACTATACGACACCCCCATGATAATTTACAAACCCCTCCGGTCCAATGGTCCATTTACTAACGGTCATTGTCCGATGGTCCCGGTGGTCGTGGTCGAGGTCCATTAGTAAATGGTCGTTGGTCGTGGTCCCCAACACGTGGCAGACAAAATCCGTCCGGCACTCCGATGGAGTCCCAGCCCAGACGGGGTGGGGCTT